TATGCCGAGCACAGTTACGTTCTGGTTGAAATAGGAATCTGTCGGCGAGTTCGTCGCAAACATATTCCCCGTCACGCACCAGATGCCCCAGTTAGTTCCTTTTACGGTGAATGGGTACTTATTAGGCGCCGAGTAGGGATATCCAGATTGAACAGGATTTTTTGTCCAGCACGTCAGCAGCACTCCAGCAGTGATGTCCGGTACAGTGGCGGATAGCTGGAGTATGTTGTTATTACCTCCAGCGCCCAGTAAAAGGCTATTGCTCATCTTATCCGTTGATTACATCAATAACCAATTCAGGCACACTGGTTGCCGTGCTATCAGCACTTACAATCATCACCAGCGCACTATCCGTGAACACAATCGGCAGGCCGGTCGATAGCGCATCCTGTACAATTCCATCGTTGGCAACACGGATGCGAACTTCTCCCAATGGCCTCATCACCAGCAAGTTAAATGTACCAGCAGAAGCTACCGAACCTGCCACACCGGTAACGCCCTGTATGCCCTTGTCACCAGCCAATAAAGGAAGTTGAAACATGCGGCCTACTATCATGGCGGCAGGGCAGGCAATTACCCCTGTGCTGTGAGCCGCACCTGATTCGTTGTTGTAGTTTACGTTGACGTTCTGCACCAGCGTACCCGCTGTGACTTGTTCAAGCCACAGCTCAAGCCCAGTATAGTCCGTACCACCCGGCACTCTACTAGAATAACTAGTCGGACTATTACCGGACGTGCTGACGTTGAATGCATAAGCGCCAGCCTTCCATAGCATGTCATAAAGCTGAATGCGGCAGGACACTTGGCTGTTTCCTTCTATGCGCGAGATATATCCGGTATTGCTTCCGCCAAAAGCATTGATCGTTGGGCATCCGGCTGTTGCATCTGTAGGAACTACACCAGTTGTGGTACTTGTTCCAGCAAGCACACCGCTGCCAGGAACACCTGCCAGATCAAACACACTGAATGGTGCAGCTGCAACTGCGGTGCGTGAGGCTGATCTATTTATCAATACTCGCTGTTTTGCGGCAGCGATGATTCCGTCTACTGTCGTAATTGTCATGGCTTAACCACCATCAGCTATGGTCAGAGTATATGTAAACTGAATTGAGTCACCGGATGCCGTATTAATTGCAGCAAATACAGTACGGTCAAGCAAAATACCAGCCGCAGCAGCATTAAATATCCCGTGTTCGGTTACAGCGGCAACACCGTCAAATGTCAATGTACCTACAGATTGATACGTTTTCGCAGTAGAGCCAACCTGAGTTCCAATTGAGCGGGTGGAGTCTGGGTTTAAAACGGTAGTGCATTCAGCGCCCAAAGCTGTATCACCAATTGCCTCGGCCACGGCACCTGTTCCGCATCCATGATATTTAAACGTGGATACGTCAGCAGCGCCGGCAGCGGCGTTCATGTCGTCGCGCAAGTAGTTGACGAACGCAGTTGTGACGACGCGCTTTCCGATACATCCAAGGTCAACATGCTTGGATTGATACCATTTAGGATTTGCGCGAGTCAGTATCGCATCCACAGTACCGAATGCGGCTATGCGGCCTTCATAAGCGCCAAGGGTGCGAGCAATCGCGCATTCGATTACGATGTAAGAGCCAAGATAGAACGCTCTCCAATGAGCTTTCCAGTTACGTATTGCGTAGGTAATTTTTTCCATGTTCATTTTACTACTCCTCTTCTGAAATTATTGGTTCAATATAACATCTACAATTGGGAAAGCTACCTGCATGATAAAACTTACCTGGCTCCACTTCAGGAGGCTCTGCAAAAGCCACCACCTTTCCGTTCATGTGTTTGTGGCTAGTCCGAACATCGCTATCCCCGCTCGTACGCCATATGTAATGCGTTACCCCTGCTTGGGTAGCCCGTGCCTTCGTCAGCTCAGTAGCCGCCCTAGAAACCTCGGTGCGAGCTATTAAATTGGCGCGGCCTTTGGTCACTTGCCCAGTCGCCAAAATATCTTCGGCAACTTGCTTTGCTCGGGTGCTATCCGTCATACCCATCAAAACCAGCCCATGCACCCGTTCAGCTGCTTCAAGTGGCAAACTGGTAATTAACCTCACCTGTTCGTTTAACGCTTCAGCCATCAAAGTACCGGTCGGAGTCACCATAATCTCGGCTTTTAAGTTCCGACCAATATCCTCGCCCATTTGTGACCACATAGATTCATCGCGCCGTGCAATATCCTCTAGCATGGTCTTGGCAACCGTCTTTGCCCATGGAGTTATCATCTCCGCATACTTTCGCAAGGATGATAACAAAGCCTCTTGATTCAACACCACCCCTTTTGGGGCAAATCCCTGCACAATATGGCCAACCTGTTTCGCGATGGATCTTAGCTTACGGGCATACTCGATCTCGGCTTTACGGCTCTTTAAAAACCGTTGTTGAGCCAGTCTAAAGTTCTTCGGCTTACGGTCATTAATTCTTTGCATATCATTTATTGGGCATCATGGAGAAGCGACCGTGCTTCATCCACTTTCTGCTCTGCCCCCTTGCAGGCTTTTTTCAATTGCGGATTTGAAGTGGTAGAACCCAAGGCGGATATTTTTGAAGCAAGCCGAACCAAATCACCTTTCAAAGAAGTGATATTGGAAGAATCTTCTCTGTCGCCATCTTTCGTTCCAACGTGAACATGGATATGTGTGTTTTTCATAGTCTTACCTTTTTAAGAATACGTTGCCACCGAGTATCCCCAATCTTCTGAGCTGGATCAACCGGAGGATTAACAATCAGGTCGCTTGCGTCCGGAGCTTCTTCACCTTCAGCATCCTGGATCATCTCTTCAGTGATATTAGTAAACACCCCAGTGATACGACTTGATTGTTTCAACTCTTTGAGCGCAGTCGCATGATCAATTATACCAGCACTTTCAGCAGCCAGAATCGAACCGGAAGTAGTTTGAGCAATAGTCGATTTTTCAGTATCACTCAGTTGCCACAATGATCGGAAGGTTACCCCGAAATCGTCGGGAAGTTTGATATCACAAGATGCCGCCAAGGCACGGAAAATGGTAACCAGTGGTACGCCAAGTTCTCGCTCCTGCTGAGTCTTGACGTTGTCGTAATAATTGCGTAGGTCTGTTTCACCGGTGCTGAAGCCAGCAGGAGATTGGCCAAACAATCTAACTAGCGGGATTTGAAGCGCGCCGGAGAGCTGTTGGCCGAACTGGGTCAAGGCATCAGACAAGCCAGAGAAGGCGGTATGTGAATGGCCTTCGAACTCATCATCGGCGTCCATTAAGGTAATACCTTCCACGCCTTGGAAGCGACGCATCATTTCTGTATACTTAACTAAGCCATCCAAAGCAGGACCACCGGCAGCAACTACCTCTTTCATATCCTTGATCTTGTAAGTCCGGATGTATGCTTTGTAAACCAATTGGGCTGCACCAGTCGTTGCTGAATCGAAGGCTTGCATGCGGTCATATATACGCTCATAAATGGAAATACCCCAAAGGTTTTCCATGACCCGTTGCCAATAGGGCAAGCGAACGCCTTCCAATCGAATACAACGGGAATAATGAATCTTCATGCGGGGCAAGGCTGGCGCATCCGCAGTGACTTTGTAATATTTTGGCAGACCTAAATGAGGACCGTATTCTGTTACCAGATCACCCATGGACGGTTCAACCATCCAACGGTCTAAAACTAGCAAGCCTTTGAAATCGCCTTTGCCGATGGTATCTAATCGCAAGGGGGTAGAAGAATCCTGACCGTCTATCAACATGACAGCCAGACATCCACCATAAAGACGCGACCAGGCAACAGTATCGCGAACCTGTGCCCAGATGTTCAGTTGATTGGCTTCGCGGTGCAAACGGGAAATATCATCAGGGTCGAGCTCACCGTCCAGATCGACTCCTTCGCGAGTCATATCATCTGCAATTACGTCAACCGCTACTCCGCCCACCCATGAGCCGCGATGGATCCATTCGAGCAAGGTACGAACGCGCGTAACTGGATTGAAGCCGTAAGAAGAAGTGGAAAGAGGGTTGTCTGCACCGACACCCATCTTCTGTGCGAAGTTGTTGAACGAATCATTGACTGTGGCAGCAAGGCGTGCGGCTTCGTCAGTTGCGAAAGCTTTGTCTACAGTCTTGGTAATGTCACGTTTAGCCATTATGATCCTCAAATTTGAAGCAGTGAACCGGCGTGAGGTGGTACTCGGTTTGACGCAAACCTGCGACTTGCCCCCCTTTGGACAATCCGAGATCGATCCCCTCGGCTTTCACTGCCAGGCAATTGTAAGTCAGGATTTTCAGTGGGGCAACCCTTATTTACCCAATTTCTCCCACATCGACAACACGTCAGGTGATCCCATTAAGTCATTGAAGGCATCGGAGCCAGCATCCACCTGGTCATCATGTACTCCATTCGGGAAAGACCTCAACTCTTCTATTAGAGCATGGTTCCAAGATCCACGCAACATGACCACATTACCCACGTTCGCTTGCGAGGCAAATCCTTCGGCTCGGATGGTCTTGTCTCCGGATACCGTTTTGAATTCTACCTTATAACCAGTAAGCAGCATAGTCAACTGTTGAGCTTGATCTTTACCGGCTTGACCAGGATCTTGTGGACCTCTAATCTTAACCTGCTTGCCATCTAAGTCAGCGGTATTTTTCAATGCTAATCGAACCTGATCTGGACCTCTTTGGAATCTCACTATATCCAGAATAATACCACGACCGTCTGGTAGTTTGCCAAACTTAAATCCAACAGTCCAGTCTCCTCCATCCTTGGTTGCGGCCAGATCCCATGCTCGGGTAATCTGTTTAATGCCCGCAGGGATGGCATCCACAATTGGAATCATATCTGGCTTAAAGAATTCGCCATCCTCGATAAACGGACGCTGCTGATACAACGACTCCCATGAAGACGCTGCCATAATCTTTTTGATACCCAGCAAGAATTCCAGACTCTTATGTTCGGGGAAAAGCGGCTCACCCTTCTTACGGAACTGTTCATCCTCTGTGGCAATGGCAGGGTGTGAAACGCAGCGAATGTTAGGGTCTATCTCTTTTAAGCGCCCGACTGGGTCATCAATGTGCCACCGAGTTAAAATAATAAGCAGACCTGCATCATCTGCAAAGCGGGTCATGAAATCGTCGGTCAGCCAATCCCATGTTGCATCACGTACGGTAGCACTGCGCGCTTGTTCACGACCTTTAATCGGATCGTCTATAACCCCCAGATCCAAACCTTCACCGGTAATGCTACCTCGAACAGTAGTGTTACGGAAGTAGCCATCCGCACCTTCGTATTCAATCAAATCACGATTGACTGTAGCCCCTGTTTTAGTATCTGGGAAAGTCTTTTTGTATTTATCTGAAGCATATGTGCGCTGTAATCTTAAGTTGGCACGTACTCCAAGGCGCTCGCTGAAAGAGGTGTAAATGGTACGGAGTTCGGGGTGCCTGCCAGCTAGCCAGGATATGAAGTCCACAATAAGTAAACTCTTACCATGTTGAGGAGGGGCTTCGATAATCAGTCTCGGGCGTTTCCCTGCGATCAGGTCTTCATAGAACCGTTGCAGCTCGTAAGCACTCTCTCGCTGCCACCAACCTAGTTTCAGTTTCGGGTTAATGTACTGGCGGTATGCATAGAAGCTCCATCGAGCTTCTGCAATAGCTAGCTGCTCGAGAATGTCAACGTCTGAGGGCTTCATTCAACTTTAGCAGACTTGCAGTTAGGCATCGGGAGATCGGATAAAGAATAAATCTTCCTCTCAAAGCTGTCCTTGGCATGATCTCCAACAGAATGTTTAATGTCATCTGGCAACCATTGCATATTCCAGACAGCATCTATTCCACCACATGCTCTCGGAATAACATGGTCTTTTGCCCAACCTGGACAAGCGCCAGTCTGTAATCCGGTGGACGGGCAAGGGTGAATTTTTTGGAACTCTCTGGCCACTTTCTTTGAGCGAGCATAAGACCCGTCAGCATTCCGAAGAGTGCTGACCTCGTATCGATTTTCCTCATAGATACCTTCCGCCCGAACTTCTTGAGTGGCACACTTGGCCAAGAGCAAGGCGCAGGTTGTAAAGAGTACAAATTTATAAACAGGTAGATTCATATTTTAAAAATAGTAGTTGGTAATCCGCGTGCAGCTGCTTCTGCAACTAACTCTTCGCGGGTCATTGGTCTAGGTACGGTGTATTGTTGAATCGGACCACCATCTGGACCGGACAATTCGGCTTTGACAGGGGCATCCAGTCCCAGTAACTTAGCACGGCGATCCATGATACGTAGAGCCGTGTTAACTGCGTCAAACTTAACTTTAGGGTCTTCGAGCTTTTTCAGAACGCGCTCAGTTACTTCATCCTCCCCATCTCGAGGTTCTACTTCACCTTCCACTACATCATAGACCACTCTGCCACCACTAACCATCGGATTGAAAGAATGCATGATCTTGATAACTTCTTCTTGTAATTCATCTAACCGAGCAAGTTCTATTTTACGGACTTGCGACACATCTTCGGTGATGGCTGACTTTAGAGCGAGCTTATATTGCTTAAACACATAACCTTGGGTTAGACCCAATTCAGCAGCAATCTTCGGGAAGCTAACCCCCTTCACTCTTTCTGCAAGGATATGACGGCGGCGCTCATACTGCATGCCAGCCTTGACGGCGGCATCCTCGTATGGCAACTTAGGCCGTTTCCTTAATTCAGCGATGGATTCTTCGGACATATCGTGGCTCAGATAATTTAATGGGATTAAGATACCCGAGAAGGATCGAACAGGTCAACCGGCAGTAGATCCTAATGTTTAGTGCGATCCATATTGGCCATGAGCTGACGCACTAGAGATGAAGCACCTGCGTTTGTTTCACCGATGATTATTTTACGCTCAGTTGTACCGGTCAATACCTCTTTGATCAAAACTTGCATGTGTTCCGGAGCCTTGGCAACTTGAGCAATCATATCATGCTGCTCAAGACTGCGACCGTATTGGATAGCCAGGAGGCAAACAGTTAACAGGTGCTCACGCGCTTCCTGCGGGATGGTGGCTTCAAGGTTAGCACGCAATTCAGCTGACATGTGATGCTCGAGTCCCCTGAAGTCTTCGAGCACTTTTTTATGACGAGCTAACGCTTCTTGATCCACTGCTGATTCTTGATTACTCATAATTTATCCCTATGATTTAAAGTTATTCATCGATATACAGACCCTAGCATTCGCTGCCACCTTTTAAAGGTATCTGAAAAGTAACACGCCTGTTAAACCTACAATAAGCACTAACATGCTAGGACTAATGCCATAAAACAACATGACGTCTATCAATCGTTTCATTTTCGTCTCACCCTTTCTTTAGTTAGCACCACTGGATCGCATTTTATATCTTCTACGTTATAACTGCATGGTTTATTGTATAAAGGTGCACCAATGCAGAAGATATTCATTTCAGCAGATCCCAATGGATTCATCGCCAGCATCCAGATTAACCAGACCCGCTTCATTTTCGCAGACCTTTGAGATAGCGAATATAAATGATTTGAACATAATGCGATACTTTCATACTACCTTCCATAACATCCATGTGTTCCGCGATCGTCTCCCATCATATCAACCACACTAGGAATTCCTGCATCAGCCCTCAGTGCTGCTTGCGATTCCCAATACTTGCGAAGTCCGATTATTACAGATTCGCCCAGTAGTGCTAGGTTCATATGATGAGGCTCGATTTGCTGAGAATAGGCTTCCGCATAACGAAACATTGTTTTATTCAGTTCGTCGTCTTCCGCTAGTTCTCTCAAATACTGTTCGAAATTATCACGATTAAATGGTGAGTAGTCACCTTTAAGTAGATCTTGGATCTCTGCTGCCACAAGAGTATCGCGCGCGGCTTGATATTGATCAAATGTTTTCATTTCACTTCCTCCACTAAATGTTTGCATCCAGCACACTTCGGATCGTCTTTCCTCAGCTTCTGATACTGGCAATCCTTCGACATGGGGTCGGGGATCGATTTCAAAAGCGGGTACCGAGTCTGGATAGGATGCAAGCTAGGTATCCATCCAATTTGAACAGTTGCGAAATGTTTCAAGTGTGGTCTGTTATGGCAACCATTAAGATTCATTTCTTACCCCGCCTCTCAAAATCCAGCAACGCTTCCACTATACCGATATCGAATTCGTTTCCATCGAAAGGGTTATCCGATTCATAACACAAAGGGGTAATAGCTGCATTACCCTCCTTCAACAATCTACCGGCTGCATAATTATAACCACTTCTCTTGAGCCGAGCGAGATCTTTTTCATCTGCATCTTTGAACCATTGTTTAATCTTTGCTATCATTTTCAATACTCCTTCTGATGTAACGACGACCCTGGCGGATATGATCATAAATTAACTTTCGCCACCCGTTTATGCAGTTACGCTGCTCTGCCCAAGTGGATATGATCTGGAGGGCATATATTTTTCCGTTGGCCTTCTGCTCCAGATAAACCAAAGTAGAATGGTCTGGCAGATTAACAATCCTCAGTTTCAAGGTAACCCCAATTCATCTCTGCACTTACCGCACCGACCTCTGACCAAGCGAATGAAGTCATAACCACAATGGATACAGATTCCAGGTTCTCCTTTTTCGAAAGCTGCAGCCAGTTTCCGAACTTCCTCAATACCAGCATCCCGATCTTGTTGTTCGTGTTCACATCCTTGATCTATTGGATCAGCGCTACTCATTTACACACCTCATGTTTTAATCTCAGTTCGAAATAAGCCAGGAATGATTCTACACTAATTTCACACCAGACTTTCAGGTTAGTTGATCCGCCTGGAACCAATAGTCCATGCATCATAACTTTCCAAGCTCGATTGTTCTGTTTATAGATTAGAACAGGTACTTGCTGATTAGATGCTTGCTCAAGGCATTGTCTAGTCCATGCGGGGATGTTCAAAGTTTCACATCTCTTTATTTCCAGCGCCAGCCAATCCAGCCCGAGCATGTCGTAGCCACCCTGCCTAGATTGTAAACTATTTCGAAGCAGACTAATTTGTTCCTTCCCGCATTCGATACAGACTTTATCCACAATGGGTTGTAGTATGTTTATAATCTCTCGTTCGCCGCGAGCCCCTTTTGATTGTGCGAAACTTTTAGCCATTGTGATTACTCCATTCGTTTTCTGCTGTTTGTTTAAGATCGAATTCCACTATCATAATCTTTCCTTCCACTACTACCTTAATTTCCATAATCTAATCTCCTGTTACTAGTGGTTAATGCAATTGTTTCAAAAAAAGCCTTTATAATTATATATGTTAATGAGTTAATAATGTTAATGGGGTATATATATTTCTTATTAGGGATTGCTTCTAATTCTTTCCTTTTCCTTTAGGGGTCCCCCTTAACCCCTTAAATCCATAAACAGTTAATGAACTCAACGGGTTACCCCCTAAACTGCCCTTAAAAGCAAATTTTTTCATTAACTTTTGATTACTACCAATGCCTGCCGATCGAGTAGGCACCACCAGTATATTCATAAGCTTGTTCTAGTTGGGCTTTCGGAATTTCTTTCAGCATGCCCATATCCATCATGGTTTGGATAGTTCGCTTCAGTGCCACAGTACTACCCGATCTATCGTTCTTGAACGAGGATAAGCTATAGGTTTTTTTGATAACGAATTGGTATGGAACCACGTGGGCTTTGTATAACTTTTCCGTGGCACCGTATTTGACAACGTCTCCAAATGGCAAACTCAAGTAATTTTCGATAATTCGCTTGACATCGTTAATCTGCTTACTGTCCCCAGTACCGATGTCGCCGGCTGAAAAACGCTTTTGTAGGGCTTGACAATCCGATTCCACCATATGTATTGCCCACCTGGCTGAAAGCGCGTCCACGAGCGGCATATGAGGGTTATTACCCACGGATATTAATGCTGCCAACTTTAAAGCCTTGAGGTGAGCACGATTCCATATTTCCCGAATAGCGTCTCCGCCAGCCGCTCTAATTTTGCCATCCACTTTCAAATTAAACTTAGTTAACAAATCTTGAGCTTCTTTATCCTGTTTCACCTGAAGACAAGTATTGTTGTTCGTAGTGGTAATAACCACTGTCATTAGATCTGCGAACTTTTGTTTTAACTGATCGGATGGTGGCATATTGTGGTTATCATTAAGCTCTGGTCGGTCGCCGGTGTATTCCAAAATCAAAAACCGGCTGAGAAAACCGGATGCAATATGAGATTGGTCCAAACCTTCGTAAAATGATTCCGGGGTGCTTTCACCCAAGATAGTTATATTAGGACTGGCAACTGGATTAACGTTCTTTTCTTTATCAGAATAGACTGAAGCCTGTAAGGTTTGACCGAAACCGGATTTACCATACACATCGAGAAGCAATTGCTTCAAGGTCAGTTCGGCGGAGTTTGCATTTGGACTGGATAGCCTTTGAACGGTATATCCGAATTCTCCTAAGATGGAAACAAAGCAGGGTCGTTCTGATAGCACTCGCTGAAGGGCAGGTCCAGATGCAAACACAGATGGTCCGAGAAACTGGTCTGACATTGGTAACATGGGTCGAATAGATTGAAACAATCTAGATATACCTGAGGAGGCTGCTTCTTTACCGGTACCGGTTCGCGCTAGTAGAATAAGATACTGAGAAAGCCCTTGACCAGAAATGTTGTAAGCCCTGCCAGCTACTCCGGCAACGCAAGCAATAGCCGCAACCATGGATATCTCGGCTACCGGTCGAATGGAGGATTGATAAAAGTATTGGGCTATCTCGCCGACAAGTCCAGGTGGAAGTTCAATTGGGATTGGCTGGCAGTCAGATTTTATTGGAACCTGTGGGGTTTCCATTGGAACGTTTTGTGCTGGCATCAGAACGATCTTAGGCTTCATTATCGCTATAGCATTCGCAGACACTTGTGCCATATCTATTGGCTCGGGTTGCTGCGCGCGTACCTTGCGAAGTGCGAAGTCTAGATAAGTATTATTCTTGATTGCCTTTTCCCGCTTGCCGAGTTTAGTCATCCGGAAAATGCGTCGCACTTGTTCATTGCTCTTGGTATAGAAAGCAATGATACTGAGGAGAGCGAAGTCTGCTTCCGACTGGCTTGGGTATTCGGCTATCTCGCCAGAGCAAAGCGAATTGAATTTGTCCGCATTGCTCGCGCGCATGGCTCTGTCCACAATATCTTCATCGTTGAGGTCGGCTTCCGTTTCTTGTAACTCAACCACTGGAGCCGTATTTTGCATCTCATTATACAAGACATCAAGTAGGGCTTGATAATCATTGATTGGGGCATTGCGTAGAATGTCTCCGGTGCAGATCATATATCGTTCCGCTGAATAGACTTCTACTTTGTCCCGACGAACACCGGCTGGGATTCTGCCCTTGACTATTATATGGGCACCTTTGCCGGAGACTGATCTTTCAGAATAACTATTGAAAGATTCATATATCTTAGTCTGACGGGTTAACTGGGTTAGGTCGTCTGTATGATCTAAGTCTATAAAAGTGTATGGATCTTGTGCTGTTATTACAAAACCGATTGCTGGCATCCCAGCTTCGCAAGCCTGTTGAAAGGTGCCCCATGTTTTCGGATCGGTCGGTGAGGCACCTTTCTTGGTTATCGGATTAAGTGGAACTTTGTCTGTATTGGTACAGACCCATTGTTTAAGCTGCCTCAACTCGAAAGGCACATTATTCCAATTTGGATTCATGGTTGCCTTTAAACTAATTTAGTGTTGGAAAGATGCTCATATAGATACTGTACTCTATTACAGCTAGGATTTTGATACACCCCTTCTTTGAATTTCCGTAACCAGTAAAAAGGAATTCCAGTTTCATAACTGATTTTAATTAGGTCAGCTTTCTTAACCAGCTTAATGGTTTCTACCATTAACGAATTCGGTTGATCGAATAGTCCTTCTTTGCTTGACATGGTGCCCCCTTGAGTGAAATTTGACCGGGCAATTATATAGGGTAATAATTTTATTCACCACCCCCTTTTAAGGGGAACTAAATAGGGGTTGAAGATCCTTCTCCCTATTCAATATAATGGCTCCACCTTAACCAAGAAGGGAAATAAAATGTCACAAGCCGCAGAGAAGAATCCTCATTACTATAAAACCGTCCCACCTGGCACAGAGACCGTTGATGTATACCGCGTCCTTAAAATGTTTGAAGTTACCGATCCGTGTTTACAACATGCGATTAAGAAGTTGTTGGTTGCTGGCGGTCGAGGCGCAGGCAAAGATATCAGCCAGGATATTTACGAAGCTCAATTGAGTCTGGAACGCTATAGTGAGATGCGGGCTGAAGAATATGTTGTACCGACTATTAAAGGAACTAAAGGAGTAATTACCAATGATACAGCTAGTTGAAAAAGAGTCTATTCAAATCCTCGACAAAGGTTATATTAAGTTAGTTGAATCTTGGGGTAGCGACGAGTCTGTTATTGAAGCGGCTCGCATGTCCACCGGTAAAGGCTTCAACGGTTGGGGAACTCCTGGCCAACCTGGCGATGAAAAATTGCTTGGCTATCTCTACAACAACAAACACCATACCCCTTTCGAGATGGCCGGCATGATTATTGAGATCAAGGCGCCGATCTTTGTATTCCGTGAATGGCATCGCCACCGCACTCAAAGCTACAACGAAATGTCAGCTCGTTATATTCCATTGCCGGATGAGAATTACATTCCGAGCATTGAGCGCATGATGGACGGAGCCAATATTATAACCGCGAACAAGCAGGCTCAAGGTTCAGGCGGATTGACTTGTATTCAAGCAGAAGTTTGGCGCGACAAATTAATCCGTTCTTATGAGGATGCCCAAGAGACTTATGAATACGGACTCCGAATTGGTATGCCTAAAGAACTGGCTCGTCTTCCTGTTCCGGTGGCGCGATATTCCCGGATGCGTGCTAGTGCCAACCTGCGCAATTGGATGGCATTCTTAACCCTGCGTTCTCATCCGTCCGCACAGTGGGAGATTCGAGTATATGCCGATGCAGTTGGAACATTGATTGCAGAAAGATTCCCTCAGACTTGGAAATTATTTAAACAAGAAAAGGAGCAACAAAAATGAGTAAGACTTTTGCACAACGTATCCTGGCAATGAATGAAATGTATAAATTGCCAATTAAGTTTGTACCCACATTGGGTGCTAATACCATACAAAGAATTGACAATTTTGGGGTGACCTTAGCGGATGAGATCGGCGAAGGTAGAGATATAGTAGATGCTATGGATAATGGTATCGATGACCTCGAGGCTCTAACTATGATAGCAGACTGGCTTGGTGACATTGTAGTTTACTGCCGCTCTGAAGCACTGAAGTATGGTATTCCTCTGGAGGAAGTTTTGGAAATCATCATGGATAGTAACGAAAGTAAACTTGGAGCAGATGGTGAGCCTATTTATAACGAACAAGGTAAGTTCTTGAAGGGTCCTAATTATTGGAAACCTGAAACAAAAATACGTGAGCTATTGCTGCTCAAAACGTTACAATCTCCTTTGAATGTCAAAATAGAGTTGGAAGGAGATAAATCATGACCATTCCTTTTAATCTTGAGCCGAAGCAAGCCAAGTTGCAAGAATGGTATGAAGCCCTTCAAGCTGCCGCCGCTGCCAAGCCTCTGGTCGAAAAAGAGCAAGCCCTTCGCAAGGAAGTTTCAGCCATGTTCTTTCCGGACCCAGTTGAAGGTGTTAATACTATTGAATTGCCCAGTGGTTGGAAGTTAAAACTTACCCACAAGATCGATCGTAAGATTGATGAAACCGTTTTGCAAGAGGTATTAACTGAACTGCGATCTAAAGGTATCAATTTCGATACAGTGGTTAATATGAAACCGGAGCTGGCTACTAAAACTTACAAGGCTATGATGATTAGTAATAAAGAAGCTGTAAAAGTGTTCGACACTTGTTTGACTATTAAGCCGGCTTCCCCTACAATGGAACTTGTAGAACCTAAGGAGAAGTAATATGACAAGCGATCAATTGTTTGAGGTATTGATGAAACGTGATCATCTATCTCGCGCAGATGCCGAAGAAGCAGTTAACTGGGCAAGAGAACAAGTTGCTGCCGGTGCCGATCCGGAAAAGATTTTGATGGAACAATTCGGACTTGAACCCGATTGGGTAATAGATTTAATAACATACTAAAAGGAGAAACAAGATGAACATTGAAGATTTAACTCTTAAGCAATTGCGTGAAATACTAGCCATGAGCATTGTTGCTCCGGCGCAAGTCGTAAGCAATTATCCGGTTGGCAAGAATGTAATTGTACGCACAGTGACTATGATTTATACAGGTCGGCTGCAAGAAGTAACCGAAAGCGATCTGATACTTGTTGACTGCTCCTGGATTCCAGAAACCGATCGTTTCATGCAGTTTGTAGCAAATGGGTCGGTTAGAGAGTGCGAGCCTTACCCTGAAGGATTGCCGGTATATATCAATCGCGGTGCTCTGCTGGATATGTGTGAGTTGAAGAAAGATCTTCCTCGGAGCCAAAAGTAATGAACGCCATTATGTTGCGAGAACAATGGTCACGGTCACTGTCGGGGTCACTGTCGGGGTCACTGTCGGGGTCACTGTCGCGGTCGGGGTCACGGTCGGGGTCATGGTCGCGGTCGCGGTCATGGTCGCGGTCGCGGTCACGGTCGGGGTCATGGTCACTGTCGGGGTCACAGTCATGGTCATGGTCATGGTCGCGGTCATGGTCGGGGTCATGGTCGTTCTAATTTGTAAACTTTAATAAGGAGAAACAAGATGTCTAAATCGAAACGTAAGACCGTATCAAAAGCAAACACAACGGATCTGGGTGCTCTTCAAATCCGTTGTGAGCAGGCAGCTGAAAACCTGCGTATTACTCAGGATATTAAAATCCAAGCAGATCGCGATTTCATGGAGGCTAGAGATGCTTATTTAAAAGCTGGTTCAGCGTTGGAATCAGGTCTCCATAGTGTTATGACCAACTGTGCAGTTCTTGACCTCGTCGGAGGTTAATCATGGGAATTCTCGACTATGTAAACAGCAGTAACCAGAAGGTCGGCATTCGAGCCGTCATCTCTGGTATTGAGAAAGTGGGTAAAACCACTTTGGCATGCAATGCTCCACGTGCCTTGCTGGTACCTCTCGAACAGGGCTTTGCTGGCGTTGTAGTTAACAAGACCCCATTGTTGACCACATATGGTGACTTGATGATTCTTTTAGGTGAGATCGTTGCCAAGGTTCAAACGGGCGAGTTCCCTTACCAGACGTTGGTATTTGATAGTGCCACCGCTTTGGAGCGTATGATCCATGACGCAGTGCTCCAAGCTGATCCGACCTATGGTAAAGGAAACAAGAAAGCCCTAACTATGGAAAGCGCACTCGGGGGATATGGAAAGGCTTATCAATATTCCAACGAGCTTTTCCATGGCTTCTTGCAACAATGTGACTGGCTTGCCACGCATGGCGGGATTAACATCATCTTGACCTGTCACGTATTTGCTGCCAAGGTTATGGATCCAGCTTTCGGTGAGTTCGACACTTGGGACTTGTTGTTACATTCCCCTAAGAACCAAAAGACTCACGGTAAGCGCGAAATGTTGACTCAGTGGGCAGACTTGATCGGTTTCTTACATGAGCCTTTATTTGTAGCTGAAGTGGAAGGCAAGTCTTTAATGAGGGGCATCTCTGCCAACAAAGGTCGCATTCTGGGTGTAAATAGAACACCTGGCTTTGTTGCCGGCAACCGCTATGGAATGCTCAATGACATCTCAATTCCAAAGACTGGAGGGTGGAATTCGTTAGCTCATGAGGTGTATAATTCAAGTGGTTTGGATTACTTCAATCGCGACATTTAACAGTTTTATTAACCGAGACCGAGGTCTCATAACGAAGGAGTATTAAAAATGGCTATACTTAATTTTGATTCAACTAACGTAGCACCGCAACAACCCATGGAAGTAATTCCGGCAGGCTGGTATAACATGATGATGACCGCTTCAGAAATGAAACCGACTACTGCCGCGGACGGTAGCTATCTGGCTTGTGAATTCACCATCCTCGATGGTCAGTTTGCAAAACGCAAAATCTTTACCAACTTGAATCTGCAAAACAAGAATCCGGTTGCTCAGGAAATCGCTTACGCTGCCTTGTCAGCTATTTGCCATGCCACCGGCGTTATTCAAGTTCAAGACAGTGCTCAGTTACATAACATCCCACTGCAAGTTAAAGTGGGAATGCGTGCTGCTGGTAAAGGTCCAGATGGCAATATGTATGATGCCAGTAACGAGGTTAAAGGTTATAAGGCAATTCAAGCAGCCACCACTGTTGTGGTTCCTGGAATGCCACCTGCTGGAATGCCACCTGCTGCACCAGCCGCAGCTTGGACACCACCTGCTGCCCCTGCCTGGCAACCCCCAGTAGCGGCACCAGTAGCCCCAGTAGCCCCGCAGGCACCAGCACCAGTAGCCCCGATTGCCCCGATTGCCCCAGTAGCCCCAGTAGCCCCGCAGGCACCAGCACAACCAGCGTGGGCAGCAGCACCGGCACCAGTAGCCCCGATTGCCCCAGTACCGGCACCAGTAGCCCCAGTAGCCCCTCAAGCCCCATCAGAGGTACCACCTTGGGCTCAAAGACCAGCAGCACCTGCAGCATAAAGTAACAGCCTGCCTTTTTATGAGAAGGGCAGTTTAGTGAGGGCTCCGGATAAATAAGCCACTAGCTTGACGGGTGGGACTTTGAGATCGCCGAGAGCTCAGTAGCCGGATCGACTAAGGTACACAAGGTTCGGAGTCCTCACTAAACTATAACGAAGGAATAGCTATGCAAATTGCAACTAAAACGTTAGCTGCCATTGAGGCCGCTTTAATTAAAGATCAGGGCGCCAAGTATCGCGGGTTATTGAAAGACTTGATGCCCACTGCTTCAGATGCCTATTCGACCAAAGAAGAAGACTTCCGCAATCACTTGGGTGCATCGTTAATTGGTAGAGAATGTGCACGTGAACTTTGGTTTTCCTTCCATTGGTGCACCCTCGAAAGATTCGACGGCCGCATGTTAAGACTATTTAATACTGGGCACCTGGCTGAGCCCAAGATGGTAGCCTTGTTAAAGCTAATCGGTTGCCAAGTGTGGCAAATAGACGCCAATGGTAAGCAATTTCGAATTAATGGCCACAGAGGGCATTTCGGTGGATCAATGGACGGGGTAGCAGTCGGTATTCCGGACCTCCCCGAAGGTCTTGCTGCCATAACTGAATTTAAAACTCACGGAGAAAAATCTTTCGTTAAGTTGGTTGCGGACGGCGTTCGTGTTGCCAAGCCGGAGCATGTAACCCAGATGAATATCTATATGGGGAAGAATAGTCTGACTTGGGCGTTCTATATGGCGGTGAATAAGAATACGGATGAGTTGCATGCCGAGCTCATCCCTTTCGATCCCACTCAATATCAAAGATACTTGGATCGCTCCGCCATGATCATAGATTCGGCTACTCCACCTCCTCGTATCTCGAACACTCCTGGCTTCTTTAAGTGTAAGTTCTGCTCGCATATTAAGCTCTGCCACCTAGACATGTTGCCGGTTAAAAATTGCCGCACTTGTATATCGAGTCGGATATTGGATGAAGGTAAGTGGGCATGCGTTCATCCGGTTGCCAAACTTGCCGGAGATTCTGAAATCTTAACACCGGAAGAGCAGCGCGCGGAATGTGATTTCTGGGAAATGAATCCTGTTATTAAGTCAGCACAATGAAACCCCGTGAGTACCAATATGCTGCTGTAAAAAGCATCTTCGACTATTTCATAAAAGGTAATAGTGGATTCCCCGTGGTGGCCATGCCCACTGGAGTGGGTAAAAGCATAGTGATTGCAGAATTCATCCGCCAGGCTTTCGAACAGTATCCATACACCCGAATTATGAAGTTGGTTCACTCCAAAGAATTAATCGAACAAAATCTAAATAAACTTCTAGCAATTTGGCCGACTGCTCCCGCTGGCGTTTATTCTTCAGGTCTTAAACGAAAAGAATCTAGTTTTCCGATTACCTTTGGTGGAGTCGGGTCGGTCGCTAAACAAGACCTTGCGAAGTTCGGTAGGGTGGATTTATTGCTCATTGATGAATGCCATCTGGTATCCCCTTCTGAGAGTACCCAATATCGAAAAATAATAAACGCCCTCAAAGCGATTAACCCATATTTGAAAGTGATCGGATTCACCGCCACTCATTACAGGCTCGGACAGGGTATGCTTACTGATCCAGGTGGCCTGTTTACGGATATCTGCTTTGATGCCACTACCCTCGAAGCATTCAATTGGTTTGTGTCTGAAGGATATCTAGCCCCCCTCATCCCGAAGCGAACCAAAACGGAGTTGGATGTTTCAGGTGTCCACAAATCAGGTGGGGAGTATAAACAGAATGAGCTCCAACAAGCTGTTGACATAGATGGCGTGACCGCTGCCGCGGTTCAGGAAATGATCGAATTCGGAGAAGATCGCAGATGCTGGTTAATCTTTGCTTCTGGTATCGAGCACACTATCCATGTAAACGAAATGCTTAATAGAATGGGAATAGCATCCACCTATGTGCATTCTAAAATGTCTGGGGGTGAACGAGATGCCAATTTGGCTGATTATAAATCAGGCAAATACCGCGCCATAGTAAACAATGGAATCCTGACAACCGGTTTCGATCACCCTCCTGTAGATTTGATTGGTATGCTTCGACCCACTCAATCGCCTTCGCTATGGGTCCAAATGCTCGGCAGGGGCACGCGACCAAATTACGTCAAGGGATATGATCTGGGTACAAAAGAAGGGCGGTTGGAGGCCATAGCTAATAGTTCCAAGCAGCATTGCTTAGTTCTGGACTTCGCTAGCAATACTAAAAGGCTCGGTCCAATTAATGATGTGGTACTTCCTAAGACTAAAGGTGACAAAGGCGGCGGGATGGCACCGGTCAAGGTTTGCGATGCTTGCGGAGTTTACAATCATGCCAGCGTTAGGTTCTGTGTTAACTGTGGCCATGAGTTTCCTCGTCAGGTTAAGATTGTAAACTCAGCCAGCACAGATGTATTGATCGCAGCAAACGCAAGCGCGGCACCGGTTACCGAGACCTTTAAAGTGGATAGGGTTACCTATACTCGCTATGATAAAGCAGACCGACCCCCTTCTATTAAGATCAGCTATTATTGCGGGCTTCGAGTATTCCATGGATACTTATGTTTGGAGCACGAAGGCTTTGCCAGAAAGAAGGCTCGGGATTTATGGCGGGAGCGTACCGATATACCTCCTCCTGATACCACTGCAGAAGCATTTGAGCTGTTAAACGGTTTACGTACTCCCACCCATGTCCGAATCTGGTTGAAGAGTGGACAGACGCACAAGTATGATGAAATTCTTTCTTACATATACAATGAGGCCGAACATGAACCGCAAGATGACTAACCAAGAAGCTGCAACATTTATTATTAAATCATTTATTCGCAATGGGGAATTAAAGAGTTGTGCCAATTGTTCACAGATGTTATCTGCCAGCACTAAATGCCTTAAATATAACGTTGTCCCGCCTATTGAAATCATTCTTTATTCATGCGGCGCAGGTTGGGAAGACGATATTCCGTTTTAGTTCAACAGGTTAGTGAAAAGGATCTAAAAAGAAGACTTTTTATTGAAAATAGATGAGAAACCTGTTGCTAACCCGATAGGGCATCTTTATAATGGGTACATCGATTGGGAGAACCTGATCGATACAACAACCACATTATAAGGAGCTTCAAAATGAAAACAGTTAAAATCACAGCAGCTTTCGCCCTTCTCTTGGAAACAGATTCATGGGTTATTGTCAACGAAGACTGTGCTGTCGGTAGCTATAAAAGTCGTACGTTAGCTCGCGAAGCTAAAGCAACCGGATTAGCTGGATCAGTTAAAAACAAATCTGAAATCGAGTTTGAAATAATTGATCAACAAGTTCCAGCTAAGAAAACCGCCCTTGACCTGCTCGCCGCCCTCGAAGCTGCGGAAGCTGCAAAAAAAGAAGTTAACTTGGACGACTTCGCAATAAATGAAGAAGGTCACGCTTGCTGCCCAAAATGCGGTTCGACTGAATTGTATCAAGGTGAAGCTGAAAATTCAAATGCCAGTATGGGTCGCATTATTAACGAGGATACGGTTGGTGGTTGTCACCAATGTGATTGGTCGTTTAATCATAGTGCCAAGAAATCCAGCACACCGATCACCCACGTTTCCACAATCGAAAATCCTTGCAAAACCGTATGGGGCATCGCAATAGATATGAAGGCTGCTAACCCACTGGTTAAGCGCGGCGCAGTTCTAGCAGAATGCGTTAAACAAGGTATAGCTTACTATACTGCCCGTACCCAGTATCAAGCATGGTTAAGCGTTTGCAAGGAAGAAGAAGCAACCCGTCTTGCTAATGAAGCCAAATCTAAATAATTAAACGAAAGGGGGAAACCTCTTTGGGAGAATGAAATGAGCACAGCTGCTGTTTACTGGTATATGATTCTGGATGTCACCAATGTTGTGGAAATAAAACTGCTTTATATAACAGATATCCGCAGGGCAGTACACCGCGGATATATTTTGAAAGCTGCCGGTCGTCAAGTGATTGCCCCACCTTTGGAAGGGCGCAGCTTCTCGAAACTTTATAAATTACAACTTCAGTATTTGTATTATCAATTATCTGGCGGTCAAACCCCTCCAGAGGATTATCACGAGCTTGCACAAGGGTGTTTTGAGTTGGCTAAGAAGTTCCAGACCGATACTGAGTCGCTAGATGACCTGATTGCGAAAGTAGCGGAATTGTGGACATCCCTTGCCATAAACGATTCAGGCTCCGTACCTCCTCCCAGTTCAACTGAAGGAGGTCGGATTCCTGCTCCGCAAGCAGAGCGACCAAAAGCAAAAGGTGTCACCGGTCAAGTCTGGGAAATTGCAGACCGGCTTTATCAGGCAGCAGGTAACAGTATGCCTGATCGTAAATTAGTGATGGAAGAATGTGCAGCAACTGGAATCAATTCTGCCACGGCTGCTACACAATTCGCCAAGTGGAAGAAAACTATCACTGGGATCTAAAAGAACAAATTTTGGATCTTGACCTTTGTTAGGTAGGTCTATAATATCCAATCCGTAGTAAGCAAAAACGATATTTCATAAACAATAAATAAGGAGTTTCAACATGACACAAACCGCCACAGCACCTGAAGTAAAAGAACCTAAGGCACCAAAAATCGAACAAAATGGTGTATCCCGTCCTGGCAAAGGTACTGCCACAGAACGTATCTGGGTAATTGCGGATGAAATTTCTGCAACAGCTGGCGCACCTGCCAAGCGCGCAGAAGTGTTGAGCAAAGCTGAAGCCGAAGGTATCAACATTACCACTGCTGCAACTCAGTTTGGTCGCTGGTGCAAGTTCCACGGTATCGTGGCTGCACCAAAGGCACCAAAGGCACCAAAAGAGCCAAAGGCTAAAAAAGCTAAGGCCGAAGCAGTACCGGCAGCTGAAGCAGTACCGGCACAGTAATACCTTCGACGTGGTTGTTGAGGTGGGATTGGTTTCGGCCAGTCCCTTTTGAAGACCTCCCTGTGTATAGATTAAGTGATTCCTCCGCAGCAATAGAACTTGGAACTAGCACCTATATGGAATGCGTTTTAAGCAGATGAGCTTCAGGGCAGCTTAAATGAAACAGGAAGGTCTTCAAAAGTAGCACCAAGAGGCGGGAACGTTTGATAGCGAAGACTATCCAAAGGATGTCAGTAGCACTCAGCGTGCTGATTAAAGCGTTTCCGACCTGTTGGTGTTTCAAGTGCCTGACGTGGTGTCAAATCTGCGGGGGATCGAAAACCCCATTAATCCGGAGGACGCTCTGGAGTAGGAAAGACTCAGGTAGCCCCGCTCACCCCGAGGGCAAAGACGCAAGCGTCCTTTCATATCGCAAGATAGCGCCGAAGGTCTTTTGAAATATCGGGGAGTTGAACAACTGTCGAAACATCAACTTCAATTTGCTGCTGCACTTTAAGACCGCCATGTGGCGGTCTCTTTTTATAAAGGGTTCATTGATCTCATTGGGTACCAAGGAGATTGTGTTATAATGGATACACCTACGGAGATCTTATGAATACGCAAAAAATAGAAAAATCCACTCACGATGACTCTGGAATTTTAGCAGTCCATAGTGTTTTCAATACCATTCAAGGAGAAGGTCCTTTTACTGGCAGGCGAGCAGTTTTCATCCGTCTAGCTGGCTGTAACTTGGCTTGCCCTCTTTGTGATACAAATTATACCTCGGAGCGTGTTTGGCTTTCCCCCCGTCAACTGTTGGAAGAAGTCAATTCTCTTTTGCCGGAAGATTGGGAGCCTGGTCAGGAAAGACAGTTAGTGGTAATCACTGGCGGGGAGCCCCTTCGGCAAAACGTTAAACCAACCGTTTCCATTTTATTGGAATTCAACTTCGACGTTCAAATTGAAACCAATGGATCATTATATCGCGATTTGCCTTATGATGGAATCACAGTGGTTTGTAGTCCAAAGACTGGCACAATTAATAAAAACTTGGCACCGTATATCTCCGCCCTTAAATACGTGGGCAAAGCGGGAGACTTAGCAGAGGATGATGGATTACCCCTGTCAGCACTCGATCACCCCGCAAACCCTCGCCTCGCACGCCCACCGGCAGGATTTGATGGTCCGATTTATCTGCAACCTGCCGATGAGCAAGATGATGAAAAGAATCTATCTAATCTAAAGGCAATAACAGAAAGTGTGTTAAAATATGGTTACCTTTTACAATTACAAGTTCACAAAATCATAGGAGTCGAATGAAATGAAAACAAAGGTTTTAGTTGTCTTATCGGGAGGGCAGGATTCAACCACTTGCCTCTTTTTGGCAAAGCAACAGTACTCTGAAGTGCATGCCATCACTTTTGATTATGGCCAGCGCCATGCTATCGAAATTGAGGCTGCAATAAAGGTGGCACAGCTGGCTAACGTATCCTCCCATGAAATTGTCGAGGTTCCGAATTGCTTGATCTCCATGTCTCCTTTAACCAGCAATTCAAGTTTGGAGCAATATGAGAACGCTGAACAGATGGGTAACAAAATCGGCAATCGCAGAGAGCTGACTTTTGTGCCAATGCGCAACGCTCTTTTTTTGACGATCGCAGCCAACCGGGCTGAAGCTCTTGGCATTCCTAATCTTATGACCGGCGTGTGCCAAATGGACGGTGCTAACTACGATGATTGTCGCCCAAACTTCATTTATACTACTGAGCAATATATCAATACCGCCCTTGGCCATGACCACAGGGGAACTCCTGAAATCTTTATCCATACCCCACTGATGAATTTATCGAAAGCTGAAACTGTGGACATGGCGCGCTCATTGCCCGGCTGCTGGGAAGCACTAGCCTATTCTCATACAAGTTACGATGGCAAGTATCCTCCCACCGACATGAATCATGCCAATGTGCTGCGCGCCAAAGGATTTGAGGATGCTGGTCAGCCTGATCCGTTGGTGCTGCGCGCACACACTGAGGGTTTGATGAATCTCCCTTTATCTTCCAACTATGATTCATATCGCAAAGGAGTATTAGCATGACTTTCACCGCAGATAGATATCATGACTTTTCGTACGGTCATCGGGTATACCAACACGAATCAAAATGCAGCATGATGCATGGTCATAACGGCCGTGTTCATTTTACAATTACTTCCGATGGTTTGGATTCAGTAGGGCGGGTTCTTGACTTTTCGGTGATGAAAACGTTGCTGGCTCAATGGCTCGAAGATAACTGGGATCATAAATTCCTTTTGTGGGAGAATGATCCATGGTCAAAGACCTTGCCGGAGATCGATCCGGTCGGGACAGTAATAGTCCCTTTCAATCCTACCGCAGAAAATCTCGCCAAGTATTTGGTCGAAGTGGTTGGACCAGTTCAATTGGCTGGAACAGGGGCAGTTCTTATCTCGGTGCGATTCGAAGAAACTCGCAAATGTGCAGCATCATTTATAAAGGAATAACCATGTCCGCAAAAACAATTTTAAACCACAACGATATTATGGATCTAGCGGTAATCGTTGCCAGCAAGATCCAGATGAATGGCAAAGATCATATTCGAGCTTACGCAATTCCTCGAGGTGGTATACCTGCTTTATATGCGGTGATAGCTGCTGCTAACTATACGCACCTGGACATCAGGATTGCGCTCACCCCAGAAGAGGCGGACATTTTTGTCGACGACATTATTGACTCCGGCGCAACTATGGAACGTTATTGCGATATGTATCCAGGCAAATCATTTTATGCTCTAATCGATAAGACCGATCCGATTTACAGAGAGGCATATGATTGGGTGGTGTTTCCTTGGGAAGGCGATTCAGAAAGCAGCATCGAAGACAATATTCGTCGCCTGCTTCAGTTCATCGGCGAGGATCCAAACCGTGAAGGCTTACTAGAAACCCCGAAGCGAGTAGCCAAGGCATATCAGGAATGGTTCGATGGTTATACCACCGACATCGCTGGCTTGTTCAAGACCTTCACGGACGGTGCAGAAGGTTGTGATGAGATGATTATTATCGATAGCATCCCTGTGGAAAGTTTCTGTGAGCACCACATGGCTCGTTTCCACGGAGTTGCCCATGTTGCGTACATACCAAATGGTCGCATTGTTGGTCTATCCAAGATACCAAAGTTGGTAAAGGCATTCAGCCACCGCCTTCAGGTTCAGGAACGTTTGACTAATCAAATCGCAGATGCCTTGGCAGAGCATCTGGAAGCGCGAGGGGTAGCTGTAGTAGTTCAATGTGAACATACTTGTATGAGCTCTCGCGGTGCTCGTGTGCATGGCACAATGACCACAACATCTTCGATGCGAGGTCTCTTCATGGCTGAGGCAGCAACTCGCGCAGAGTTCATGTCGTTGATACCGAAGCGTAAATGAAACCCAATCTACTTATAACCTGCCCCAAAACAAAAATTGAGGGTAGCACAGCTCGGGAAATTTATTCAGGTTCGAAGATGTTTCGACATTTGGATGAGCTGGCCGCTATTCAGGGTTTTACTTTATGGATTCGGTCAGCTGTCTACGGTTTCATTCTTCCCGAAACTCAAATCGAGATTTATGATCATCGGGCACAAAACAGATTGCTCGGAGAATATCCAGAAGGCTCAGGTTACTGGTTTGGATCGGATGATTATTTTTCAGATGCCCCTGACCAATACCAACGATTGTTACCGAAGATGACATATGGGTTAGCGGAAAGTGCCATCAACAGATTGAAAGCAGATTTCGCATCCAGAGAGTTGTATTTTTCTGGAAATCCTCCAAGATCAATTCGACAGATAACCTTGGACTTTTTTCAAGATTCAGGTGGCACAGTTGAGGATTTAGATGCTTTCCTTAAAACTGTTTTCTTGCCGGATCGTTCTTATTTTAAAGCGATCAAAAGTGTTCTAAGTGATAAACATAAGCACCGTGGATATGATAAAATAATAGATGGAAATATTATCAGGCTGGTAAAACATGAAACTTTATAATGCCGGAATCTATACTGCTGGTTTCTGTATTGGGGGCACCCTTTGGGAACGTCTAACTGAAAACGAAAAATACCAACGTCTCTGTGCCGGCGCTGGTAACCTTTTGGAGAGTTACCACTACATTGGAAGACAAAGATCGGTTGACATGATTCGGGCGGACGGAATTCAGGTCTTCCTAGACAGTGGTGCGTTCTCTGCTTGGTCACTGGGTGCCAAAGTTGACATGGTGGCTTATTGTGATTATATCAAAAAGAATGATGACATAATCCGGAAAGACGATGGGGATATTTTGGCTTCCGTGATGGACGCGATCGGGGATGCCCAAGGTACCTATGAGAATCAGCTTCATATGGAATCGATGGGGGTCCGACCTTTGCCGTGCTATCACTTTGGCGAGGATCCCCGTTACCTTGAGCACTACATTAAGAACTATAAGTACATAACCTTGGGAGGAATGGTAGCTCAGTCTACTCCGCAATTACTTTTATGGCTGGATGAAATCTGGGGAAAATATTTAACCGATGGTTCAGGTAGACCCAAACTCAAAGTCCATGGCTTCGGCTTAACCACGCCAATTTTGATGCGGCGCTACCCATGGTACTCTGTAGACTCGTCTTCATGGGTTCAGATTGCGAGAGTGGGTGGAATGCTCCTATTACCGGAAGCCAGAGTCATTAACGTTTCAAACCAATCTCCGCAACGAAAGGTGGAAGGGCAACATATAACTACCTTGCCTCCCATTTTACGTCAAGCAGTTGAGGACAAATTAACTAACGAAGGGGTTGACTTGGAACGTATGCAAGAAACTTATCTCGGGCGTTGGACATATAACATGTTCGCTTTCGATAAACTTGGTAAAATGGTTTCGGAAGAAAAAGGATCTGAGCCAAAATTTATTCCCGACCAACTGGGACTTTTTTAAAATGACAATCTATACTCACTTTTTGGCTTTTGCGATTAGTTTTATCGCAATCGGAATGAAAGCTTTTCAGCAGAAGAATGTAACAGGACATCATTACAAACTTGTGGTCATCACCTCCTATGTTATGACTCTTACCGATATTATCTTCATTGGATTGGTTGTCCGACATGGGTGGGGTTTGGTATTATCTTCTGGTACCGGAGCCGCGTTGGGGATGATCTCAGCTATGTTCTTACATAACCGTTATGTTGGAGAAAAAGATGCTTGATGCTTTAAAATTTGTGCAGGGGTCGGTCGCTTCAAAAGATTTTGTACCCGAGCTCATGCACTTCAAAATCGAGAACGGTACTATCCGCGGATACAATGGCATGCTTGGCTTGTGTTGCCCCATCGCACTTGACTTGAACGTTAGCCCGAAAGCTGTACCGTTCATCAAAGCGATTCAGACCTGTAAAGATACAGTGCAGCTTCATGTTACCCCAGCAGGCAAGCTGGCTGTCAAATCTGGTAAGTTTAAAGCCTTTATTGACTGTATTGAAGCGGAGTTTCCAGATAGGCCACCGGAAGGGGTCACCACCCCGTTATCCGGCTCGTTATTGAGAGTTCTTAAGACCCTTGCCCCTTTCATTGCCGAAGACGCTTCAAGGCCTTGGGCGCGGGGTATTCTCCTTCGAGGGCAATCTGCTTTTGCCACAAATAACATCTGTGTAATCGAGCATTGGTTAGATCAAGTATTTCCAGTCGAGGTTAATCTTCCTCGTTCTGCTGTGTTGGAATTAATCAGAATCGGAGTTGAACCAATTAGCATCCAGGCTACTGATCAAAGTGTTACTTTCCATTATCCGGAAGGTAGATGGCTGCGCACTCAAACCTATTCGACAGAATGGCCAGACTTGGAACGAATCTTAAATGTAGGATGTAATCGCTTGCCAATACCTGCTGGTCTGTTTGAAGCTATAACCGACCTGTCGCCATTCGTGGATGATCTAGGTCGAATCTTTTTGAAACAAGATGGATCAATCTCGACCGGTCAATATGAAGGGGTTGGTGCATCGGTCGAGCTCCCTGAAGTGATTTCAGAAGGCTGCTATCATTTTAAACAGATTCTCTTGTTGGAAAAAGTAGCGACTTCAATTGATCTGAATGCCTATCCAGCGCCTTGTTTGTTTGTAGGAGACAAAGTGCGCGGCGCTATTGTTGGGATGAGAGCATAATGGCACGTACTGACGTGAAAGGATTTTGGTGGGACGACACGCCGGCGCCAAAGCCACCAAAAAAAGAAAAGCCGAAAGCCATCCCACCTTTGAGGTTCTGGGAAAGCCCTGCCTACCTACCTGACTTGGAGGAGGCGCGTGCCTGGCGACCTAACCTGTATTCTGACCAAGAACTATATCAAGCCAGCCAAACCCGAGAACGATTAGTATTTGACATCGAGTCTTACCCGAACTATGCCCTGTTCGCTTTCAAAGGTATCCAATCAAAGAAGGTGGTTTATTTCGAAGTGGATAACCAACCGCTCGGAAGAACGTTGGATATTCCAAAACTAAAGTGGATTCTTGAAAACTTCCTTATCGTTAACTTCAACGGTCTAAGTTATGACTTTCCAGTAACCGCGGTTGCTCTAGCAGGTCATGACTCCGAAGCCCTTTGGGCGGCTACCGATATGATTATCGCCCAGCAATTGCGCGAGAAAGAAGTCTATAAAAAATTCAAGGTTAAGAAGTTGCAAGTCGATCAAATTGACTTGATCGAACTGACCGCCTTGGCACCGGGCTTGAAAGTATGTGCAGGAAGACTTCATGCCCCGAAGTTACAAGACCTGCCCTTCAAGCCTGGAACCTATCTTACAGAAGATCAGATTACCATCTTACGTCGATATTGTGTTAACGATCTAGATAATACTGAAATCTTGTATAATGCCACCATTAAGCAAATCGAACTCCGCGAACAGATGAGTACTAGGTTCCATGTTGACTTGCGATCTCATTCTGATGCTCAGATGGCTGAATCTATTATTTCAGCAGAAGTTAAACGCACTACTGGTCGTAAGTTCTTAAAGCGGACCACCTTACCTCCTGGCACCTCTTACAAGTTTCAAGTGCCCATCTTTATCAAGTATTCAACCCCGTTGATGAATCATATTCTGGACATTGTTCGGAATGCTACTTTCGAGGTTGATCCTTTCCATGGCGCGATTGTTATGCCACCTGAGTTGGCAAAATTAGTCATCGAGATGGGCAACAGCAAGTATAAAATCGGTATCGGTGGATTACATAGTCAAGAGAAAAGCGTTGCCCATGTTGCGGATGAAGATTACTTTATCGCGGATACTGATGCTACTTCCTATTACCCGAAGTTGATTTTGAATGCAGGTCTTGCTCCGGAGAATCTTGGGCACGATTTCCTGCTGGTCTACAATGGCATAGTGGTAGAGCGAATTAGCGCCAAGGAAGCTGGCAACATTATTGTAGCAGAGTGCTTGAAGATTGTTGCGAACGGAACTTTCGGTAAGCTGGGCAGCATGTGGTCAATTGTTTACGCCCCGAATTTATTGATTCAAGTGACGGTTACCGGTCAGCTTTCAATTCTCATGCTGGCGGAGAGATTTGAATTAGCTGGGATAGAAGTAACCTCAATCAATACTGATGGTATCGTAGTTAAATGCTTGCGATCTAAAGAATCCGAATTTAACGCTATCGTCAAGCAGTGGGAAAGAGATACTGGTTTCATTACAGAAGAGATTCGGTACAAAGCCACTTATTCCCGCGATATCAATAATTACATCGCGGTGTATGAAACCCCCCAGAAGGGAAAGTTGTTTAAACTAAAAGGTGCCTACGGTCCGACTGCCCCCAAGAAGAACGCGGTCAATGAAATATGTGTTGAGGCAGTTAAAAACTTTATTGCCACAGGTAAGCCTTTGATTGAGACCATTGCAGAATGCCGAGACATTACACAGTTCACAACCATGCGAGCTGTGTCTGGCGGTGCGGTGAAGGGCGATCTGGTTGGGTTAGGTGAACAGGTGACTAGTGGTGTGTTCCTTGGAAAACTAATCCGATGGTATTATTCTAGCCAAGTCCAAGGTGATATCGTTTACGCTAAAACCGGTAACAAGGTCGCGTTGAGCGAAGGCGCCAGACCTTGTATGAATCTGCCGGACACATTCCCTGATGACGTTGATTACCTTAAATACGAGGCCATGGCAACAAGAATTCTATATGATATTGGCTATCTAAAAAAAGACGAAAAAGAAGACGAAAGTGCGTGCCACGAAGAAGACGAAGTCTGATAATCTAATCATTCGAACAAGAGTGAATGAGGAGAACGAAATGGGAGTAACTGTATCATCTATCCAGGCTGACTTTTGGTTTGCGAAAGAATGCACTGACGATTTCAAACATATCTCACCTTTACTTAGATATGTTGCTGCAATTAATCCGGATGCCACCAAAAAAGAGTTCATCGAGGCTGCAGTAAGGGAAGGTTACAATCCAAATACAGCTTCGATTCAGTTTGTTCAAAGTCGTCAGTTTGCATTATGTGAAGACGATAACTTTAGTGGAATCAATAAAAACGGTAGTCTTATTTCAGGAGAATCAAAATGAACCCAATACTCGAAAAAGTCAAAAAACTCCTGGCGCTTGCCAACGATGCTGGTGCTTCTGAAGGTGAGCGCGACAATGCCCTTCGCATGGCACACGGCATGTTGGCAAAACATAACTTAGACATGGCAGACTTGAATGCACATTGTCAGATGGAAGGTCGCGAAGATTATGTAAACGCTACTTATGGGATGCTCTGGTGTCGCAATATTTCGTCTGGCATTGCTCAATTATTTTTCTGCAAGTACTATTTCGGTCGAAAAATTAACGGGACAAAGATTGAGCACCACTTCGTAGGTAAGGCTTCCAACGCGGCCACCGCGGCACTCATGTCCGACTACGTAATCGCTTCGGTATTAAAAGAGTGCCGCAAGAACTGGGGGCATAACCTGGCTCCGGAGTCCCGTTCTTTTTCAATGGGGGTCGCCGCTAAGATTCGCGAGCGGATTGCTGAAATGATTAAGGAAGCCAAACCAGAAGGTTCCGATTCAACCTCATTGGTAGTCGTGGGGCTTTACAAAACCGAGCAAGACGCCAACGAAGCATTCATCAAAGCATCTGGAACGGAATTGGTGTCAAAAGCAAGTAGAAGCACTCATGTCAATATGAAGGCTTATGCTGCCGGTAAAGAATACGGTAACGGGATCGGTTTGAATAACCAAGTAACTGGTCGCAATCAATTAAAAATAGGGGGTTAAGGTGAGTGAAACAATCGACGATATGAATGCTTTGAAAGAAGCACGTAAACATTGGAGAAACGAAGATGCTGCTGCCAATCTCGAAACCTTGAAGCAACAGGGTATTGAGGTCTATGAGCAAAGTAAGAATGTGTTTAGAATGGATACCCAACACGGTGCGGTGATGTATTATCCAACTTCCGGTACGTGGCAGCATCACGGGCGAACCCATAAAGGCACCGTCCAGCATTTTAAAACCTGGCTGAAGAACAAACACTTCCTATAAATAAAAACACCCTCGGGAGAGGGTGATAAACGCCGCCACGGCAAAAGTTTTACCAACGATATCCAACCCCGCCACCTAAGAAGTATTCCCCGTCAAAATCAAGGGAAGTGTTTAGACCGAGTACCAGTCCTTTAACTCTAACCAATTCTGAACGAAAAGATAATCTGCCAACTGGAGTCGGGGCTATATATCCTTTTAACCCGTAATCCAGACGAAATTCGCTTTTCTTTTCCTGCGCCAACCACGGCAGAGGCTTCTTGTGGTCAATAGTGGTAGCTTCTCCGGTTGCTGCATTGACCACAGTAATAACAGTATGATCTTGACCATCGCCTTTTATCTGGGAAGCAGAGATGACGTGCTCGTCTTTATCGTCTTTGATCTTTTCGGGCAAAGGTAGCTTATCCTTGGCCTCCTGTTTATACACTTTCAATTTTGCAGGTTTGATCTCTTCCTTTTCGATCTTTGCCACTTCAGGTGTAACCATAGCCGGAGCGGATGAGACTGAGGGATCGTATGAACCTTGCCAATAAATCCCGGCCAAGAGACCTGTTATGAAAATCGCAATTGCTGTTAGTAAATTAATCACGATGGCCTTTGTGTTTTCCTGCTGTCCAGCATTGGAAATCTAGCTATTGCAAACCGTTTGATCATCGGCATAGTATACCTATACAGAATGTTAGTTACAGGACCGGTCACTGCTCCAACTACAAACCAGTACCACATGGGTTGCGGTTTGCTGGCATAATTAGCGGCAACTATCACAGCTACGATACCGAGTATCCAGGATATTGCAATGATGTATCGATCACGTTTCTTCCCAGTATAAGGGAGCATATTCTTAATACCCCATGTCATAAATGACACGCACAACACTATCAGAAAAAGAATATGCCATTGCGATGCTGTGAAGATTAAGAGTAGATATTCGCTCGCTATTGATATGTAGCTTTTGATTTCTTCGATCATTTCTTATGCCTCGTTTGTTGATGAAACTTCATTGTTGTCAACTTCACTTAATGTTAACATGGGGATGCTATATCCTTTTGGCCATCTATACCCAAGCACGCGGGTTAATGGAAATGGCTTAATGTTAACCCCATCCTCTTGGTTTCCACCCAGCACATTTATTCTTCCATCGGTGGTGAGCCCGACTACGAAACCGACATGTCCTCCCCCTCCTGCCCGGTCAAATACAACGATGCAACCTAAAGCAGGTTTTGTTAAAAGCACTCCCCATTTTAAGTATGACTTTGCCCAACCTGACTCAGTACTAGTTATCCGGGATGCCTCCAACATGGCACCAACGAAAGCTGCACACCAGGGTGTTTCGTCATCCTTGATTCCGCCCATCTTGATTACTTGCCAGAAGTTCAGTATTTTAGATTCGTGTTTAAGTCCTGGAATTTCTTTCAACCCAATGTATTTTTCTGCTTCAAGTAGCCAGGTTGGTTTCATGATCGGTCCTTTATGGCGTTAAACTCTTCACGAGTAACAGAGTTGGCGACCTTGTTGTCAATGCTGCGTAACAATTTGAATATATCATCCATGTGTTTATCATGTTTGGCCGACATTGAGAGCAGCTCATCTTTCGTGCTGAACTTTTCGAGGTATGCGGAATGCCGTTCCTCGTTCGCCAGTCTTATTTTTACAGACTCATGTTCGATTTTATCTTTTGTGGTTAACGCCATGCCGTTGAGCTTATTGTCTAAAGCCAAGTTTAGATCGACAGCTTGTTTCTTCATGTCGGCTTCAATCTCAGAAAATTTGGAAGCTATGTTCTTTATAAAATGTGAACCTGCTAATTTTAGAATGCCAAATCCGCCCGCCAGTAACATACCGACTATCGCTAGTATCTGCTCAAATGATAAAGTGAGAGTCATTTATTCCTCGCAGTGCTTAGGATCAAAAGGGGTTAAGAAATTCTTACACCACCACAAAGCCTGATCTTGTCTCCACCCCCTTGAATAATACTTGTGTCTAATTACACGGGCTGTCGAAAGAAACTCTTTAGGAAACTCCATAAATACTACGGTAAGTAATACCCAATTAAGGAGCGTATCAAGAAGTAAACCGATAAACAAAATAAAATAACATACCCACCGAACAGACCAGTGCAGCGCAAGAATTTCATATTTAATTTCCCTCATCTTCATAATTGCTACAAAGAAAACGAACGTTGATATAAACAAAAACAAACTGATTAACACCCAATCTAAAATAATATGTTTCATACAGGCCATCCCATAATAGGCAATGCAGCAACAGCTTCTTCAGGTGTAGGAATAGTTCTGACCCCCTTTACAATATCAGCCTGTGCTTGGTTACTAGCCACCCAGCAAGCCGATACCCATTGACCAAACGCAATTGCTTCGGCTTGGAATGGATTAGCATAACCAGCATACAATCTGCATGAGTCGCGGTTGTCATATTTCTTATCTTGAGCAACTTCATCCATGTGCTTTTCAATAGCTTGCTCTATGGCTTTTAATAGCTCTTGAGGCGTAGGAGGAACTAGAACCCATCCATCCTGCCAAATATTACTAGGTGATGGTCGTTGAGGTACATCAATATCCCCATACTGTTTATCACCTTCATAGTAGCTGCCGTCTTTGCTTGATATGTATCCCATGATTACCAATCCCTACCTGCTATATATACAATATTCCAATTTGCGTTAGCCAAGCCAATATTTATACCAGTTGTTTTATTTATATATCGAAAAGATGAACCCGCTGATGATCCTGTTATTGCGCTAAGGGTTTTATTGGTAGTCGATATACCCAATCCATTGTCACCTCCTACGCTTATACCACCGATTGCCATCTGTATTTTGTCACCAATAGAGTAATTAAATTCAGCAGTAAGACAAGTAAGAATTGTTTGCTTCACTTCGGGTGGATTGACTCCAATATTATGATTTAGCGTAGTCACTGTGGCAGATACTATAGTTTGCGCTGTAGATACAAATCTACCCATCAACGCATACCAAGTAATAGCCGTAACCACGTTACCTGCTACCGTCACTTCACCAACAAACACTCTATAAGTTTGAGCAGCAGTTGCACCGTTACCTACCTTGCCAGTCATTTCTTGGATGTTGAAAGTAAACTGTCCTGAAGTAACTGAGTAAGTACCGCCAAATTGATATACAGGAGCTAAGGTAGTTGAGCCAGTAGTACAAGTACCATCGGCAGCAATATCTAAGTAAGCGTACATCGTGCCGTTAGTAGATAAGCCAGTCCAGGAAGGGTTAGTAATTGACCCTCTACGGTTTACCATGCCATTAGCGGCATTAAGATAAAGTGTAGTTGCAGTCGTTACAATTGTTGAGCCAGTTGACCCACCGAATGCAGCGAATCCATTAGAATCTACTGTACCAAGTTCAACAGTTTGTCTAATAGTTATCGGGGTAGTTGTCAGACCTTGTTTATTAAAAACCAAGGATTGAACACCTCCTATTGATAATGATCCTTGTGATCCATCGTCTGTAAATGAGAGTGACATTTTTTATCCTTTAAGTGCTTGTTACTGTTTGCCAAGCAGAACCAGTGTAAATACAAACTTTCGATAGAGTGGTGTCTAAAATAACCATCCCCGCTAATGGAGTGAGAGCATTTTTCTGTGTAGTCGTATAACTAGGAACTATTAGGCATGTAGCAGCCTTTATATTATTAGCAGAATCAATAGACAATACATCCCCACCACTACCATCACTCTTACGTGCTAGAGTTGCTGTACCATCTGCGTTAGATCGTAGTTGAAAATTATTCGTATCTATAGCTGATGTACCGATTGTTACTGCGTTAGTTTCTAATCCTGAGATGACTGGCATGATTGTCCTTTATCTGATTTTAATTTATTAGTCATAGACCCTCAACAATCAACTTCAACTCAGACACACTAATTGCAGAACCAGAAGCATTCAATGCTGTCTTAGTAGCTGCTAAAAATGTAGATACGCTCGTACCACCACTAGCTTCAGATAACGGTATACCTAAGTCTGCACCACCCAATACTGAATTTCCTGTTCCTTTTATTTGTGCGCTCATTAACCAATACTCCAAGTTGCATTAGTAGGTATAGTTACCGTCACACCCGTTGCTATCGTCACTGTTCCAGCACTCGTAGCATTCTTTAACTTCCCACACGAATGAGTACCACTCTGAGTCCCCGTGGTATTAATAGCTACACCGCCTTGAGTTAAACTCAACTGAAAAGTGTTAGCGGTTAATCCATTGGCGATAACCCAGTATCCTGTGTCTACTAAAAGTCCCGTAGGTAAAGCTCCGGTAGTTTTGAAGAATACTTGCGAACCAGCGATAAAGCCGTGACCGGTTAGAGTAACCACACCAGGAGTCGCTATAGTTACAGTAGCACCTGAGATTAGACCGGCTTGACCTATTGTGTATGAAGTTGTGATGGTTGCATCGTTCTCGTAGAATACCTTGTCAGCACCACCACCTGCCGCACCGGGGCTGGCAGGGCTTGCTACGATTTGGAATTGTACTCCGTCATAAACTACTTTAGCCAATCCCCCGAGAGGTAGATCGCCGGCACTTAATGGAGTGCTACCACCTTTAGTGATGGCGACAGGAGTCAATCCGTTAACAGAAAGAGTGGCAGCACTGGTGTTCGCGTTGGCTACGATAAACTTAAACTCCATGCCTACGCCAAGTACTGTTAGTGCTGGTAGCATGGATATTGAATAGGCATTTGCTATGCCGTTATCGACAGCATATCCGGCCATCAACAGGGATGCCAAAAGATCTTTCAGAATCTCAGTATTAGCTCCGGTATCTAGAACGTCTTGCCCTGCCACATCAGCTATCAGCTGCGCAACGCTTGAGGTAATCAAAGAGCTTTGTCGAAGTGCTTTATTGACAAGTTTTGAACGTGCTATTCCAGGCTGATTTCCAATTAAACGCTGCGTGTCTGCCAAATACTCTGCTTGAGTAAGCAGATTGGTAACGATATCGGTTTCCGAAAACTTTAAAAAATCATTGGTTGGCATGTGATCCCCTTTTCCTAATTATATGTCATTTTAAAATAACATGGGCTTTTGTTAAGATCCTTATTAAGGCATTATTTCAACTGGCCATTGCCCAAGATCCCATCCATCCGCACCTGGTCCACTCACAGCATCCCATAGCAGCAATGGACCCGGTGTAGGTGCAACGGCGTAATAGCTGACACGCACACCTGTTGGCTTAAGAGAGAGCGATCCCTCGAGCAGTAATGCCTGATTGACTGCTCCGAGCGGCTGTCCACCTAACCCCACCACCATGCTCATATCTTGATTATCTTGGATTAAGATAATGCTAGATGTGCCGAACACTGATTCCCAGATGGAGTAAGCATGTGGGATAGTGCCGTCCCAGTTATTGGATGCTATAACTGCTTTTAGCAGGACTCGGTATGAGTCATCCGGCAACGTGACCAGCCCGGATGAAGGATCATATAGATCTTGCCAAGTTCCAGAATCCCAACCGTTAATCGTTAAGGAATCCCAAGTTAAATAAACATCAGTGAGAGGAACAGAGACGTGCCTACTGCGCCCAATCCATAGTCCAAGTACGTCCAATTGAGAACCGAGAGCGGTGTTGATATCAAACTTAGCTGGCATGCTGGTTAAAGTAGATTGCTGATCTACAAACGCGGATACCACTGCCGATAACATGGCTTCGAACTTTGGCTTATTTCGATGCTCACTCGTAACGAGCTCTAAGTAGTTGGCTATCATAATACTATCACCGTTACGTCAACAGTTGGAGTACATTCAGCTACTTCGTTGAATGCGAGAACTATGTTAGTTGTACCGAATGCTCCGGCGTTCTTTTTTATGCGAATTAGCGAAATATCAAACGTTGCCCCAGCCGCCAAAGTTGGCAAGTTAGCAGGTACATATAGTTTGGTAAGCAATACATCATCACCAATTGTCAGATTGTTCAAAGTATCCGCCACCGCCGTTTTGATCTGGTTAGCGTAACTTGAAATGTAGCCAGACAGTGCTGTAATAGTAACTTCAACTCCTATTGTGGCCACAATAGGTCTGAAGAAATTAATTACATTCAGCACCCCTCTGCTATCGTAGGTAAATATAGGAGTCGTGCCGTAAGTCCCAGTGCCTGGCGTTTTCTTACTGGCTATAGTATTACCAATGACTTGAGAATCACCTCCTTCTACCACCATCGAAATATTATGAGCCGGCACTCCGTTTGCATCAGTTATATTACTATCATTCTCGTAACCTATTGATCTGGACACACCGGTTATTGCCGCCACCGCTGCAGTAATGGCCTCCATGACTGTTAAAGCTCTCAAGGTTGTGGCCAACCCTTGACGTATTCTCAACTCCGCATCTGATTCCACTGGATTTCCAACAGAAGCTGCCGCTGGATTGTTCGCGGATTGCCATCCATAAACAGGGGTAGCAATTTTATTCAATGTTCCAATAGCTGCAGTTATTGCACCTAGATCTTGGCAAGTAGCAGTAATAGTTATTGCTCCACCTGCTGGAATGGTAACCGAAGCTGGTAGATTCCACTTGTGGTCAGTTACATCCGGACCAATTACCCCATTAGTGATAACCGTTCCTGCTACACCTATGATGAGAATATCTGCAGTAGAATTCGTCGCTACCAGACGAGAAATTCCATTAATCTTCACGTTCGATGACAAGCTCTGGCCTTGTGCCGTAGCCGGACTAAACGAGTTATAAGCTGCCACGGTGGCAGAATTACTATCGTTCATCGCTGAGGCAATAATAGCTAAAAATTGCCCATCCTGAGAATCGCTCTCCAGATAAATATCTGGACCATAGATCAGCCGATATTGGTTTTTTAACCAAGTTAGAATATCGGAATAAGAAGGCGCGGTAATCCCAGTTGGGGATATTGTTGCTGCAGTTGGTGATGTCATTTATACGGTCTCCTGTAAAGCAACAGACCCGTAAATAGTGCTTACGGTAGCAGTCACTGTTAATTTTCGAGTGTTACCCTCATAGGTGCTGGAATATTCTTCGATCTCAATAACCCCCTGTGTGCCTAGAATACATCTCTGAATAGCGCTATCGAGACTTGTATTTTGAAAACGCTTACCTAAGACTTCGGTAGCCCAAGCCATTCCTTTAGAGGTATCAATAAACCACTCCCCTTGCCACAGTTTCAATCGGGTAGATATGGCTTGTCCGACTGCTTCGGGGGTGTCTGTTAAAAAGTCTGCGCCGGTGCCCAAGGTATAATCCCCAGCGGTGTCTAGTTTTCTATATTTCATGAAGGAACTCCTGAGGTGCCTGTGCCGGTTTGAACGCCGCCATGTGTATGGGTGTTGAATGGTTTGCCTCCAGAACTTACCCCAACTGCAGCAGTCACGTTAGAAGCCCCTATATCTCCAGTGGTGCTAAGATTACCTGCGCCTAGGGCAGCAGCACCACCTGTCATTGCAAACCCAGCAGCGAGCGTTAAAAGCCCGCTAATATTGACAGCTCCGGTCAATTTAATGGTCGGGGCAATTATTTCTGTATTACCGCTTGTAGTGACCTTAGCACTGGCGGCAGTGGCTTCTAAGTCTCCGGTTACGGTGGCGGTAACTTTGCCGCCGACTATTGCAGTCAAGTCGCTGGAGGTGTTAATCTTTACATTATGGGTAGCGGGATCAAGTTCAATGTAAGTCTGACCGTCATTTGTTCGCAATTGGGCAGCGGTTGTACTAACAGTGAACTTGGTGGCCTGAGACTTGACTCCGGGCAACACGAAACCATCGCTTAGGTCGTGCATTCTGAATTCCGGCTGCATGTGGACTCCGCCTTGAGACCACCAAGCATCGATGCAGCGTGAAGAGAACACCACCAAGACTTCATCGCCTATGGCAATCGGGAAAGTAAGAGTTACACCGCCACCTGAAGGAAACTGTATCGGGCAATCCAAAAGTATTGGTATCTTCAACTCTTTGAACGATCCATCCTGTTGAATGACGGTTGCTGAGATAGAAGGTTGCACATCACAAGTTTGGCGCACTGGATCAAAAGCCACTATTATGCCAGGCAAAGCTGTCCACAATTTGCTTTGATGACCCTCCATGGCAGCGCGCAAGGCTTCCTGCGGGTCAGAGTATCGTTCTCTTCTATCCATAACGTTTTATAGTCCCAACTGCACCGTAAACCCCCTGTTTGGGAATATAGCTCGGTGGGATATCCGCGTTCACCGCCAAACAGTTTAATTCAGTATACCATTCGTTCCCGCGCGTATCGCCAACATGCTCTGCTATCATTACGTAATACAGTTCTTCTTTATTTATTTTATTGCTTTGCTCGGTCAATAAATTAGTCTTAGTTTGAGAAAGATTTATGCCAAATTTCATCTTCTGAATACTAGAGTTATTCAACTTGACGCATTGCCCTATCTTAATGTTCGGGTTGAGTAACAGCCTTAAGTTAATTCCATTAGAGGTTTGCTCTGGCATTCCTATCACACCGGTCTCAGCACTCAGTACCGGAATCTCACCTGGCACGTAAGCAGTCAAAGGAATCATGACCACTTTTCCATCTTGAATACTCCAAGACGTTTGGGTATTCCTAGCCAACTTGCGCATTTCATCTCTGGACATTCCAAATAAGACTTTCCCGCGAGTGGGGGGATCACCAGGCAAGTCCGGAATATAACCTCGCTCCACTCCGAATTCTGCCATTCCTTTTATCACAGCAGACACCGAATCCACTGGGCTGCTATTCTCTGCCGCCAATGACAAAGCGGTCATCGAAAAGTTATAAACAGAGTCTCCATCTGCAGCAGTAATATCTAGATAAGTATCCACCTGAGACTCACGCCCTCGTCGAACCTGTTTGATCTGTCCGTCGAAAATGACTCCGTAGTTGCCTTCATATCCAGCTTGGATAACTACTCTGGAAAATTCTACATTCTCAACACTCTTGGAGGTTTGGTCACTAACGTTGTATACCCGTATATCAGCAGAGTTCGGGGTCTCAAGATCTCCGCGTCTAATATCAAACTTGAACCTCAAGGTTGATAGGTCGAGACCTGTCCCCTCACTGGGTCCAATGATCAAACTAGCTTTCCTGAGATATTGTTGAACGCTCACGTTGTTGTCCAAATCAAAAGTGTATCAATACCTAAATTATCGAAAGTCGGAATGTGATCAAGACCGTCAGAAGATTCAATGGTCAGTGACCCTTTAAATCCATGATGTTGATGCTGCCCGAGAATATCTGCTCCAGTAATCAGCGGTAATCCTGCCACCAGATTAACCCCTGTTTTATCCGCAATATCTATCACCCACCCACCTTCTGTTACGTTTTTATAGGTAAGTAAAATCTGGTAGTCGATGCCTCCCAATGTTATCGGAAAACGTTGAGGCTCCGGAGTTAAAGGTATGTAGTAAGATGGCATATTTTTATTTAGCTACCAGTTGTTTTTGTCCGGAACTAGTGGGTGAACTTGTATCGGCGGCATTTTTTTGGTTCTCCTTTGGAGGCAAAACAGTCGCTTGTGTTTTTACAATATTGATCTTCTTTAAAGTAATCACAATCAGTAAAATATTAGAAGTCTTGTCATCAGTAGTAACCTGAAGACCTGTGATCATCATATTTTTATACCACCGTTTGGTGGACTGAACAGTAATGGGTAAACGATCTTCTTGCATTTTCAACAGCTTGAAATAGATGCTATCAATGTAATTATCGCCAGGCAAATCTCCATCCGCTAAGAGAGATGAAAAAATGGCCTTTATAGCAGCAAAACTGCTATTCGTCCAACCACACCTCATTATCAATTCTGGAGGATTCTTATAAGAATGGTCGGTTATTGGCGCGCCGAATTCCACAGGGTGCTCAGTAATGGTCAACGAGTCATTGTGGTTTTCTTCCAATGTTGCTGGAATAATCAATTCTCCAATGGCATTAGCGGGAGTGGAAAACAATGTGAATAGTCCCATTAATATACCCTCAGGCTGAGGTTACGGACGATATCTTCATTAACTCGATCCTGAGATCTCGCAACAGCTTTACCAGTTGAAGCTGCTTCGCCTCCGTTTATATTGATATTAGTGGTTTGGTTAACGGTAGCGCTTTTTGAAGACCCATGAGGCATAGCTGGACTATATGCCTCATGGGTCAAATCAGCTCCGCTTTTTCCCCAATTGGCCGCAATATTCTCAAGGGTCAACTGAGACTTTTTCTTTCCTCCGTCCAAGGCCGCAATATTCTCAAGGGTCGACGGAGCCTTTTTCTTTCCCCCATCCAAGGCTGCTTGAGCTTCATCATTTCCAAAGAAAGCTAACACTTTGGCGACATTTTCACCTATCCAGTCGCCAAAGTCGGTCCCGCTTATGAAAGCATCATTAATGGCTGTGCCTATGGCATAGCCCACTGTTGCTGCTGCTCCGAGCAAGCCAGCTGACTTGGCAAGAGCACCTAGAGAAGAAGTTATCCCAGCGGCCGAAGTTGCCGTAGCAGTGGACATCAAGGCTCCACCAAGCATGCCCACTGCTTTCACTACACCCATAATGCCGGATACTACTGAAGCTCCGCCCAACAAGGTGAAAGCTGCCACCGCGAGAGCCGCCTTGGTGCTGGCGCCATCCGTTGCGTTATCCAGATCCATGAATTTCTGAACCAACCAACCGATAGCCGGAATAACTTTCTCAGCCAGTTCTAGGAAACCTTTAATCACATCAGCTATTCGCGCCGCCATCATCGGTCCGTTCTTTTCGAACCAGACTCCTATTTTATCGAGGCTAGTTCCAAACTTCTTGAGAAGGGCATCCTGAACCTGAATGGCAAACACCTCAAGCTGAGTTTGAAGATTACGTAAACCCACCATGAATTTGTGGGCATCAGCTGCGGCCTTATTGAAACCTGAATTTTTCAGAATGCCTTTTTGTTTCGCCATCGCGGCAGCAAAGTCACCTGTCATAACTGCTCGCAAAGTATCTTCGCTTATTCCAAGCAAGTCGCCATACTGTTTAGATAAAGCATACGGTTTCTTAGCGAGCTCTTTACCGACATCTTGCATGATATCGGTAGTGTCTCGCATCTCACCATTGGCGTTGCGCGCCTGTACGCCAAGAGATGCTAGATAGCCTTCAGCACCCGGAGTTTCACGCATGAATCTAGCAAGAGCTTGGACAGACCCGAGGGCTTCATCTGCCGACACACCGAAGTTTTGGGAGGCTTGCCCAAAGGCTTTGAGGTTGAGGGCAGTAGATCCGGCTTTCTTGGCAGCGAAATATAGGTCTTCGAGATTGGCAGCAAAGACAGCCACACCTGTGGCTACACCCAGCGCAGCACCGCCGACAGCTGCTACCAAAGTGGCAACACCCTTTGCTGCAGTTTTTGTGCCGGCAACAAAATTCTTCAAAGTCTTTTCATCGACCTTGAAGCCTAAGTTAACCAGATACTCTCTGAGGTTAGTTGCCATTTTGCTCTTTTTCCCACTCTCTGAATAAGTGTTCGTTGTCACTCTTGACAGCTAGGGCATCGTTCATTAGACCTATATCTGCCAGATCGATCGAACCGTCTTTGAGACTCTCGAACCGGCACATGCCGGCTATAACTGGAGCCATCAACCAATCTTCGCCAGTTGGCAAACTCCGCCAACTGATAGACCTTATTCCTGCGCGCTCTGTTGGTTGATAGACAGACCTGCGATAAAAGAACCTAAGCTATCTTGAATGACTTGGATGACAATCTTCATCATTACGCCCATGTCGATGTCAGTAAATGTAGTGGTCTTAGTAGGGGCATCCCAAACCCGACCCCACGTATTACCGACCTGACGTTGAACTACGGATAAACATGTGGCTATCAAGTACTCACTGCTCTCATCCGACATACTGGCCAAACCTTCGGCCAAAGGCTGAAGCACTGTCGCCAAGGCCGGTAAGTCTTCTTCTAGATTGTTCAGATCCTTAATAGCCAAGAAAGCAGGTAACATGGCTGGGATGAGTGGAGCGATCTTGCGGCTGATATGCCATTGCTTCATGGCATCCAGTTTTTCCGCGCGATAATTTTGTCCAGCTATTTCGAATTCGACCACGTTCTACTCCTTAGAATTTACCCAACAGAGTGTCAATCTTCAGAGCGTCAAATACCCACTCTACCACCTGACCATCTTTTGCATATTCCAGATCGGGCTTCTTCTTGAATGCACAACTACGAGCAGTTGACACGTCACCAACATTTGGCATTGAGATTGCAATGAGGTTTTGACCATGCAAAGTAGCATCGGCTGTTTGCACATCATAAGCCAGCATTAGTTTCGCATTGGCAGAAGAGGTTTTCAGCAATCGAACAGTAACCTGTCCAGATTTGCCGGCATGTAAACTGTGCATACCTTCACCGTCTGCACCGATCAACATGGTGTTTTTGTCTTCTGCCATCGCAATGGTAATACCCTCTTCGGCCACTGCCGCACCGTAACCGAGATCAATGATTCCGGTTGGACCGATCAAAGTTGCGGTTACGTTTTGAAATGAATAGCTTGGCATAGTGAATGCTCCCTCTTATCGGTTAACGTTGATAATAACATCCACAAAGTGGATTGCGCCTGCAAGTTTGATAGCCGCCTGAATCACTGGAGCACGGCGTTGAGCGCGAGTGGCAGAAGACTGAGTGGCCACAGGTGGGGCATAGACATAATATCCTTTGGATAGGAAGTCGCCCTCGTTCAAGACACCGAATCCGCTTGCTGCCCAGACGCCAGGAGCCACTAATCCGTTGGCTACCGCTTGGTCCAAACGTTGGCTAATGGTTGCCAGAATGGAATTGACGCCAGCGTCTGTTTGTGGGACTTTAGTAGCACTAGTGTACAACTGGTTATAAACAGCTGTCTGCACATCGTTCTGGAGCCAATCAGTACCGTGCACTTCGTCGAAGAAGTAACCGTTTACCATCACACCTTCTTGAACAATGTTTGTATTGTTGTTGTAAGCCACAAACACGTTACAGTTCTTGCCGCGCAATACTGAAGCTTGGCTTTCGGTAATGTTCTCAGCCACAACACCTGGTTCTTGTTTAAACTTGATAGTTAGTGTAGTATTGGTGCCCAAGAAGTTGACGGTGAACGCGCGACCGAATATTGAAGCCGCAGCATAAGCACTATTGCTAGAATACTGAACGAACGTGCGTTTATAACCCAACGCCTTCAGCTGGCTTGCCAGATCTGTGGTTGAAGTTGATAAGGTAGTTGCAGCATCCTGAGTGGTTATACCGAAGATGCGTGAAGCTGATTGCCCTTCTATGTTAGCAGCTACCGCCAAGTAATCATCCGTACTTGGTGCAACTGAAGAGGACACATATAGCCCGTACCAATCCAGCGACATGGAAGCCATGGTGTTAACTGCAGACACAAGGGTCTCAGCTGTTACGCCGTTAACTGGAACGGAAGCTACCCCTGTGACCAGACGCAACAAACCTGAGATATTCGTGCCAGAAACTGGTGCTACCGCATAACCCAAACTCGAAGCCGCTACGCCGCCTGCCAAAGTCGCACCGGATATGGTAACGTTCGTCCCGGTTTTTGCCAGTGTGTAAGAATTACCAGTGGTGCCAACAGTAGCATAGGTAATAGTAGTTACGTTTCCAACTGTGGAGTAATCGGCCAATAACAATGCAGCTTCCGCAGTAGCGGTCAGGAAGGCTTGTAGGTTCGCCGCGGTATCTCCAGCAGTTGCCCCGATCAGCACTTGGTTACCCACTGGGGCAGTCGCAACGAAGGTGATTGCAACACCCCCGATAGTTACCGTGTTATTGGCAACTGGATTCGTTGCGAGGGTAATGGTGCCAGATGCTTTGACACCAGCGCCGGATGTGTCACTGGTGATATTGAAACGTCCGAGCACTGAATCCCATATACAGGAGGCACCTGCCAATGCTGAGTCAATTATTGATGCCACACCGTTTAGATTGGTTGCTCCGGAGAAGTCCAAACCAGTGAGAGACTTGACAACTCCATCCACAGTAATCTGGAATCCACCACTTGTAATGGTGGTAAAGTTCGACATAGTTTGTTGCAAGGTGGACATGATGCCACCATGCATTACCGCAGAAGTTGCAACGCGCACCCATTTACCAACATAACAGTTCGTAGGAGTTGGAGATTGACCGAAGTACAAAGCTGCCGCAGCATATTCAGGTGAAGCTGTACCGAAGTCAGTGGCTATGCCAGCTAAAGTGGTGTACAAACGTAAACGTTCGTTGGTGTCGATGACGTTACTGTCACCAAGGATCAATAGGTTACCGAAAGATCTCGTAGCCGCAGCCAGTGGAGACATTACAATTTGAACATTTACAATACCTGATACGTCAAGCTGAGTGGTCATTCTCTTCTCCTTCTTTAATTATTAAACTGGTGCCCCGCTAACATCTTCGAACGAAAGCACAGGGTCAGCATATAGCACGTTCAAAATAGCATAAGTCCGTTTTACCTGCCTGCGAAACTTCACTGTAATATCGAATCTTCTAATCCATTGTTGATTAAACAACTCGGGTGCGGTTACAATTTCACCTACCTCTGTCAAGGAAATTAAAACGGCACTCAAACCTTCCATGTTCTGTGGCAACCCTAAACCATCTCGAAACAGTGCTGCATATCTCTGACCCAAAGGTCCGTAAAACGTGCTCTCTAAAACAATATCTTCGTGCCGTTGCAACTCATCTGTTCCGTTGCCAATTCCGACATGGTCGATCAAAGGTCCGGCGTCCGGTACTTGTGAAGTGACTCCAATTGAGCACCAATTCACGGAAGGCTCTGGTTGCTTTGGTGGAGTGGCCTGCCATCTCGGACGAACCAAATTTCCTGCTAGCCCAGTAATACCAACTACTGCTTTTTGGAACTCCGCATCTAGATCCAAGTCCTCCAGTGGAGGGGTGGCAAGTGCTGGGTTTAAGTAACTACCTGTAGAGCTATCTGCCATGTTAACCTGCTAAAGGTTTGAGTTCCGCAGTAGCTGCAATAAAGCCTCTACCAAAACGTAAATAATCGTTTACATTGTTGATTATATATAGACGTCCATTCCAAGTCACTTCGTCTGCCGACCGTGTTGATCCCGCACCGTCCTCCAATGCGAATCGAGTGTGAATGGTAATTGATCCGCTTACCCTTTCACCACCGGCAATCCGTTCCATAATGTCACCACGGTCACTGGTAACGACCCCTCTAAAGTTTGTGTTTGTAGTCGCACTTGTTGCCAAACCGTTTGCTCCGATGGTCTGGACAATTCGATGGCAAACTAAAGAATCCTGAAATTCCGGATCAGTTAGTATTTCGGTGACGTCGAGGAAGGGCATGGATTAAACTTTTTGAGCGAGAGTCTTGGCTTCGAGAAGTGACCGGATTACTGCTTCTCTTCCGGCCACTTTTGGATCTTTTGTATTTTGCAAATTAGCTTTGTACAAGATATCACCGGCTTTGTTAATAAGTTGGAGGGCTTGAGAAGCAGCTTCATCGAACGCATCGTTTGTATGCACATGCACATGTATCTTTGCCATTACTTTTTCTCCTTGACTACATATATAATTGAATTTCGCAATTGACCAGTATCGATCAAAGGCACTGTTCCGGTTCTACCTCTTCGTTGCCTCGCAGCAATCGTGGAAGGTGCTAAGGCTGGCTCCACCCCTGAATTGATCTTCGCCCTTGTCGCATTCTGAGCAGTTAGTCCAGCCAATACTAATTGCTGACCCATTTTTTCCTTCTGCCCACTGAGACTTGCTTCAGCGGCCAAACCGAGGTGTTTCGAAATCTTATCTTTCGCAACCTTAATACCTGGCTCTAAAAACGGACGAGCTGGTAGGTTATTAACAGGTGAACCATGTTCATGCAAGTACGCCAACGAAGCATTATTTAAAACTTCATCTTCATCTTTACGGTGAGCGTGATCAGACGGTACACCTATTAAAACTTCCTGTTTGGTCAGCTTCTTTATGTTTCTCAGCAAATCCGGAAGCCCATCGTACTCGAGCGGCTTAGCCATCAGTTGCTCGGATTGGGTGCCACATACCAAGGTGTGCCCCAAGCTGAAGACGCACTCAATGGTGGAATCGGTCCATCTACTCCAACCTGTAAACTGCCAGCCCCGAACATTCTTGCGAAACGTAGATACCGAGTTCCATATGTGGTCAAATTCCAATGCCCGCCACGTTCTTCCGCAGCCGCACCGGTATCGTAGCCGATGGACACTCGGTCTACTGATTTGGAATTAACCGGTCCGGTATTCTGTCCAGGTGATCCACCAGCAGCTACCGTTACCATATCTCGAGCTTCCAAGGCAATATGGTGGCAAGCATATAGCTCGGCACCAGCATCCAGCATCGTACCCCATCGACCCGCGTTAAGCATCTGTACCGCAATGCTTAACCAGAACTCGATCTGAGCATTCGGGTAGTCGATAACGTTGGCGAATTCTGGAAAGTGAGCTCGCAAAGTTGCGGAGGTGGCAGTCATGATAAATTACTTCTTTGCCCATGGTTGAGAAGCAGGTGCAGCAACCGTTGCTGAGGTTGCTTCCACTGTCGGCGTTGTACTTGTTGACAGTGGAGCCATTTTTTCTGCTGCATCTTTCTCAGCTTCAACCTTGGCATCTTTCTCAGCTTCAACCTTGGCATCTTTCTCAGCTTCAACCTTGGCATCTTTCTCAGCTTCAATCTTGGCAGCTTTCTCAGCTTCAATCTTGGCAGCTTCTTCAAGTGCTGCAGCTTCTTTCAACAGTTCAGCAGCTTTAGCAGCGGGGTCATACTTTACCGCGCCATGAGCCTTCATATACCAATGATCAGCAAACTCAGCTGGCACTTCGCAAATGCCAGGACCAAAGGAATGAGGAACGTGCCCATTGTCAGTAATAATTACTTTAGTAGCTAGGATCATTGTTACGGTTTTAGACATTTTTGTTTCTCCTAAAGGGGGTTGTTTTAATATGTTACACAAAGAGGTAGGTTGCCCAACCCCTTCATGTACCACACTACTTGTTACAGACCGTCATAGTAACCCATTGTTTCAGGATAGACCAATTCGACGCCACCAAGACGGCAATAGTAAGTCGTCTTATGGTAGATGCTGTCGTACTGGATTGGAGTACGTTGCAACATTGTCATTGGATAACGAATGCGCTGGTACTCTTTCAAGTACACAACTGCGCGATCGTTGCCCGGTGTGCCCAATGTACCACCCACACCAGCGCCTTGTAGCCACTTGAGGGGGAAGATATTCAACTTACCTTGACCTGATGTTACCAGGATGTTGTTTTCCAGGATATATTTCAGGATAGATAGGTTACCAGCAGATGATACTTTTTGAGTAGCAATATAGCCGAACTGGTTAGGAGGCAACAACAGACGATCTGGCATGACTGCCAATGCTGAGTTCTTCCATGTAGTCACCAACATCAGGTTTACGTCAGCCAGGATTTCGTCAGGCGTTTTTGTTGCCCATGTTGCTGAACCACCAACACCATTCGGTAGAGCGGTAGGAGTAACCAGAGTATGGTTAACCATACCTTTAGTTTTCTTACTTGTGTCACCAATGTACACTTGTTCATCGATATCCATCTGGTGCTTCAGTTGCATACCTTCGAACTTTTGCTGGTCAACAGGGCGACCCAGACGTGCTGCACTTTCGATTTCAGGTATAGTATACTTCAATTCCATACCCCACAGATCCAAAGGATTTGGAATCTTGGCGATGTCAACACTCACGCCGGTAATCTGGTCTGTTGTCTTACCGATCCAAGCTTTGCCATTACCGATACCGTTACCTATACCCAAACCGCCAGCTGAACCAAAGCTTGATAAGGTGAAGCTGGATGCTTCGTCTGCGATTGTTACGTCTTCGCGCAAGTCAATGTCGCGCGCAAAAGTAACAGCAGCCAAAGGCATGTGCAACGTCTGATCCAGACGCTCCAACTCACCCACCAGGAAGGCACCTGTGGAGTCCACAGTTTTACCATCACGGGTTACCATACCGGCTGGCAATTGCTTACCAGCTTGTGTACCCAATGCGTCTACAACGCGATTTCCATCATAAGTCATCATATTGATTCCCCTTAAACGTTAAACTGAATTTCAACATTGCCGTCAGCATCGGGGATACCGTTGAAGACTGCGTTGGTCAAAGCTGGAGTAGTATCTACACCGGCATCAACCGTTTCGAAACCACCAAGCACGTGACCGCCACCTGCTGCGCCAACCCAGATGTACATTGCGCCATTCTTCACACAGGTCTGACCGACAGGTACTTTGCCCATGATGTAACCAGAGCGCAATACGTCAATGACACCTGACAAAGGAGGGGTCGCGGCGCCCAATGCTGCAGGAGCGAAGTTGCCAGTTGGGGCAGAAGTTTGTTGAGTTGGGAAAGTGCGAACTATTATACCGTAAGCTTTGTCAATTGCTACATCGCCTGCTGCAAAAGGACGAACGCCTTGTGAAGTAGGATCGATCAATACAGCTTGACCGTAAGCGGTGGGTGGAGACAGTTCGTGAATTAAGTCTGCTTCAATTGAAACAGGATGGGTACGGTTTACATCACCTGCAAAACCGGCTCCCATACGATACAAAAATGCAACCATGGTAGTTCTCCTTAATGTTGTTTATCAAGCCATTTGGCGTCAGCTGCTTTGTTCATATCACGCAGCGTTGGCTTCTTGGCAGGTTGGTTGGTTTGTGTATCCAGAGCACCTTTGCCGCGAGCAGCATCGTTGTTGGAAGCACGTTTGATTGAGCCTGCGGCTTTGAAAACCGTACGCACTGCATCACACGACATGTTCTTGAAATTAATGGTTTTACTACCCATAATGTCTTCGATCATGTTGCGTGTATCCTGGTGCGCATAAGCTGCATCCAATGCTTGACGGCGTAGGCCGCAAACATCCTTGAAGGTTTTCTTCGGGTTAGCCGCGAAGTCGAATGTCGGAACTTTGATACCAGGTGCCAAGATTTCAGCAAGAGCAACTGTATTCTTGTAGCTATCAGCCATGTATGCAGAGTCGGTCGACTTTCGAGCTTTGTCACCTGTGCCCACTGGAGCTTCAGCTTCCAAAGCATCTTCAACTTCTTCACTTGGCATCTCGTCAGTCGCGCCGATACCTAATTGCTCTTCAATAGCAGCGAGGCGGGAAGCAAAAGCCTCGTGTTCCGCTGAGTTCTGAGCAATATGAGTAGCGAGTTCATCGTCGTCATTGTTCTTGATTTCAGGATCTTCGTCACCTAATGCTGGGACAACTGGATCAGTTGATCCATTGCTATTCATATGAATATGAATATGCTGCTCGTTTTCTTCACCCTCACTACCCAGCTCGTCACCAGTTTTAGCTTCTTCCATTGCCTTATTGAAGCCTTCTTCATCTTTCGAATGGAAAGCTGCTTTAGCACGGTCGAGCCAAGATAATTTCTTGCTCATTTGTTTCTCCTCTAATTTACGATCGCCGATAGCACAACGCCAGCCGCAGCGACCCGATTCGACTAACGCTACATGATTACCAATTATGTTCTTTTGTCTACCCTGTCCGACATCCACCTCCTCGTAGTCAGCTTCATAACCACAACTTACTTCGCGCTTGCCAGAACGTACTGCCTCAATTGCTGAGGGAACCGTAATCAACAAGTCCGCCAACAAAAGATCGTGCTGTTCTCCTTCACCTCTGCGAGGATTGAGTACAATACCAACAGTACGTTCTTGCCAATTGCTTGGAGCAATTGCGCCATCTTCGGGGTGATCATCAGATACTGATTTTCCATTGAAACTGGCAATCGTTTCAGCACGGAAAACTTCATCTGCGTCTCTGGCAATACGTACAAGACCTTCATCGTTTGGGGTAACAACCGGTTTGCCGTCTGCCCCTTCCAACTCTGATCCCCCGTAAAGCATCTCGCCAGTACGGGCGATTGGGACACCTTCACAAAGTAAGTAGCCTTCTTGTGTCAAGCTCTGTCTTGCACTGATGCGCTCAACAGTATGAAACAGTCTGCGTGCCGGAGTAGCCATGTGGTTATTCCATTAACCCGTATGCTTGTGTACCTGCCATGGCAACCGTGCAAGTGGCTGTCAATGCGGTAATGTTAAGCCGTACCGATTTAAAGCCTGCAACACTTGCCCGCCAAAACCCGACAGCAGCTACTGCTACGACTGGGGTGGTTGTTGTGGCAGAAGCAGTTACTGGATGCAATGTCAAAGAAGACCAGTTGGTATCATCGTTAGTGCCTTGCAACACCCCTGACAAAGAGGTACATGTACCGGTAATTCGCATGGATAGAGTTGAAATGCCGTTGGCTGTAAAGATGTAGGTGCCAGGAGCGGTATAAGCGACTGGGGCACTAACTGCGGTGGGGATGTAAGTCGGGTTTGAGAATGGATAGGTTGGAGCAGCGATTGCGACACTCAGTGATACAAACAACAAGGCTAATACTAAAAGCATTTTTTTCATGTCTATTCCTTTTCTCTATATATTGATCGAGGCTAATGTTTCTCTGCCAAGGGCAGTCTAAATGGATCAGGGACGTTTAGCACCTTCCATGTTGATGCCACTGTTTATTCTGTCACCACAACTGTAAATCACTTACCTGAAGCTAGGTCACGAACTCCCTAGTAACCAGACTTAGTCAAGACTGGAATAGCTTCCCAGTCTCCCTCTCTGAACTTCTTGGCAATGTTAGCCTTGGAGATAGTTTTGAGAATTTAGTCACCTGATTTTTTCCGTCTGGCCTCTTCCTTGAAAGATGGATAGTTTGAGTAGGCATCACCGGTAAGCATTTTCTTAGTCATAACCATCGCAGCATTTTCACCTTGGGTCTGCATGACATGCAACACTTTTGCAAAGTCTGTTGGAGACAAAGAGTTCTTGGCATGTTTCAACCATTGAGGATATTCAGCATCTTTGGCGGGTGCGTTTTCAGCTGAGGAGAGGGCATCTTTTGTCTTTTGTAAATCCTTTCTAAAGCCGCCTCTGAATTTACCGGTGGGCAACTCCTGAACACTACCGACCGTCTCTCCTTTCGACTTGGCAGTAATTTCCATATATCCTCCGCGGAACTGAGACTCTGTAAAAGTAGCATCCGGATGGAGATTCTTAACTTCCGATTTAAACTGCCCAGCTGACCCCTCAAAGAAAGTGGTCGGAACGGAGGCATCATTGGAGTATGACTTTTCACGTTTCTGCAATTCCTTCATCAAGGATTCCAGCTCACCGTCAGTCTTCTTTGTTAATTCGGCACCAGTGAGACCGAGGCGAAGTTTCTGACTAATGCGACCGATCTCGTTTAGAAAGCGGGAGCGGTAAATTGTATCCTTAGTCTTGTCCCCTCTGAAACCTTTGAGCTCTTTTTCAATCGACTCAACTAACTTGGAATGCTGACCTGGATTAATTTTGCCGGAAGAAAGAGCATTGTCCGCTTTCTTTAATTGATCCTTCAACCTGGCTACTTCGCGAGGGTTGTATTCGGCGAAGGCATCACCGGTCTTAAACTTCTGCTTCTCGACTTCTTCCTCCAACATCTTCTGACGCTGGATCATTTCCTTCGGAACAGGTTTGCCGGACTTCTTGAAGACTTCGATGAGCTTCAATTCAGCTTTGAGTTCGCGCTCGGCTTCAGCTAGGGAGAGGGCATCTTTGGCGGATGCGTTTTCAGCTGAGGATGGGCGCACACTTGGGGATCTACCCACCCTAACCGCTGGTATGGCTTCTTTAGCGGCTTCCTTTGCCCCAGCTTCTGTTTTCCAAGAATACTGACTTATCCAAACTTCTCTACCTTCGTAATTCAAAGCTGCACGAAACCCGTTATTAAATTGCGACTTCACTGCACGAGGAATCAACGGTCCGGAAAAACCAGCATCCCGAGTCTTAACGACCGGTACGTTAATGTGGATATGTATGGTTGGTTTCATTTTGGTTATCCTAGTTGAGTTCTTACATCTAATGTTATTGGATCCAAACAGGTGAGAATCGATCCTTGAGAATCTGTAATTTCCACTTCCATCGACATGAAAGATCCGGCAATTTCATCGGCTAAGAATTTATATTCCACAGTTCCATCTAGCGCACTGATGATAGTCATTAATTTGCCAGGAGTCGCTCCGACTATGTTTAATCTAACTGTTGCTCCTGTTAAATTAATAGGATTCCCAGTATCCCCATCAAAACAGGTAACACGTAAGGTTGATCCAGTGTCTCCGGTTACCAAATCATAAGTCATTTAGAATCTCCTAGTTTTCTTTATAACGGAACCGAAAAAAGCTTTCCGGACTACCACTGCTGCAAATTTCGATTTTCTAAGTATGGCAGGTTTGAAACTGGACCTCTTGAAGATCCTTTTCACAATAGAAACTACCATGCCTGTAAAGGCGGTAATTAGATTGCCTATAAAATTAATTTGACCGGATACAGTTTTACCGGTCATTCTGAAAAGAGTGCTAGTAAAGTATATTCCTCCTACTACTGACTTGCTAGTAAGTTTAAAGGTTCCCCCTACAAATGACAAGCCGCTGATGATGCCTCTATTAATTTTCTTAACGGTTGCTCCGGAAAGGATTAAAGTTCCACCCAAACCTTTTCCCACTTTTTTCACAACGGATCCAGAGAAACCTAAGCTCCCTCCAATTGAAAGCAACCGAATTCTTATTCTAGTTAGAACTCCAGCGAAAGACAAGTTTGCCACAATAGTTTTGCTAGTTTGCTTTGTCAATACCCCCATCTGGTTTAAAGTTCCCGCCACCTTTTTACCAACCTTCTTGCCAATTCCACCACTAAGCCCAAGCGTTCCACCTACCGACACAACGCGCGCCTTGATGTTGCCCAAGATGCCAGTGAATGATAATCCGCCTTGTATTGATTTTAGGTACCTCTTGGCTATCAAGCCAGAGAATGAAACGCTACCCGATATACCACGAGATACTGCCTTGGTGCTAGCACCAGAAAAACCCAGCACACCTCCGACAGCCCGGGTATAAAGCATTCCACCCGCCTGCTTGATGGCACCGAGCACGCCAGATATTGATAGCGTGCCGGTAATGGTTTTTTGTGTAGTCTTTACCGCCGCACCGGTAAATGACAAGCTGCCTGCAATTGATTTTACAGCGCGCTTAATTAATCCACCGGTAAATGACAAGCTGCCTGCAATTGATTTTACAGCGCGCTTAATTAATCCACCGGTAAATGACAAGCTGCCGAATGCAAGCTTGGATGTAGTCTTGGATATACCACCAGCCATCGATAGCGTACCGCCAACTGTACGAACGAATAATCGGCTGGTGGTTAAGGTACCCAAAAATGACAAGCCGCCTGCTATAGCTCGGCGGGTAAGTTTTAAGGCGACTCCAGTAAAAGATAATCCGCCCGTAATAAATTTCGAGGTGGCACGCGACACAATACCACTGGTAAATGAAAGTGTACCGGCAACAGCCTGATTATATTGAGTTCCAGTCGCGACCGCTTCAAAGAACCTAGCAGCAACAGTCTGTGATGCTCCAGCTTCTTTTAATTTAATAAGATTACTACTAGTTATTTTTCCGCTTGCCTGCCTGCGCCGCCATGGGCTATAAGCAGCATGAACATTTACCCCAGCTTGCTGTGATGTTGCCGTTCCGTATGCATTTGTTGTCACACAACGCCGCTGTGAACCATCATCTCCCAGTGTCAGAGCCCCTGTTGTATAACTCGACGAGGTTGCGCCACTTATATTCCCCCATGTCCCGCTGAAAAGTTGCCATTGGTAACTAGTCGCATAAGTGTCGATCACATTAAATGTTGCAGTGCCGCCTATTTTCACGACCTGCGATTGTGGCTGCTGGGTAATCAGCGGAGGTGGGTTGGCAACATAAGGCCGGAACCCAACCATCGCGCCAGCAAACGTCGGGCTGCTTGCCTGCAAAGCCCATGAGATTGATTCTGTTGCGACTGCGTATGTTATTTTGCGAGCAGCAGTTCCATTCCCGCCATTGTCATTGCCATCACAATACCATCCTGCCGGATATATAGGCTGAGCACTAAAGCCACTGGGTGTTTCCATCGAGCTGATAATAAGTGTACCAGCATAGGTGTCTGCATCGGGAGCGGGTATGATTAATGAGGTTTTTAAATCACGAGGCGTAGCTGCCCAGTCTAGCGGGGAAGCCGCATTGCCCTGCCATTCAAATATGCGCATACCTGCCGATACGCCAAGATTTGTCGCAGTGATCGTGTACGTTCCGGTATATGTCGCAGGAACCACTAGATAGGCAATAAATGGATGGTCTCCGCCCGCTGGATTACTGACAATAACTGTAAAATTATTACCCTTGTTGTCTGAAATTATAATCGAGCCATTATCTGTCGATGAGCCGCCTTCAACAACAATGAGATTGCCGGACACGGGCGGCACTTCAAAGCTGGCAGCCAGTGTGCCGGCAGATGTGCCGCCGTAAAAAACTTTGATCGGGGATTGTCTGACCGCATATCCGGCAGGCACTAAAGTTGTATCGTCAAGACCAGATGAAACTGCACCCAGCCCGACTGACAAATTTCTGCCATTGCCTGATCTATCCGATATATCAGCTGCGCCGGATACCCATTCCATCAGGTAATCACCCCATGCCGTAGTATCAACAGAAGTTTGCAGCGCGATTGCATTTATTTCAGCTTCAGTCGGCTTAGTTGACCGGCTAAACACCTTCATGTGAGTCATGCTAAAGACATTGGCATCACCCGCTTGTACATCACCTCCGATGCCGATGCTGCTCAGCGCACCCGGTGTCCATGTCGGCTGACTGGTCAGCGATTGATAACTCGCTACCGTAACAGTTGCTTCGTTATAGACAAACGGTGAGCCAACGCCAAACTTGACCCACTGGCGCATGACAATGCCATTCGTACCGTCGACAATAAATTGCCAAGCACTGAACACCCATCCTATATACTGATCTTCGGCAGCCACTTGGGTGATGTAACCCATGTAGTCCC